CCCTGACAGAAGCCTCGACGGTTATTTACTACGCCAACAGCTTTGATTTGGAGGTTCGCATCCAGTCAGAGGACCGTGCTCACCGGATCGGGCAGAAGAACAACGTGACGTACATCGACCTTGTTACGGAGAACACCGTTGAGGAGAAGGTCCTCAAGGCGCTCCGGAACAAGATCAACATCGCCAGCGAGGTGCTGTCCGAGGGGTACAAAGAATGGCTTATTTGATTGTCAGAAAACCATAAAGCCTTGCTTTCTGACTTTCTGACAAACTCTACTTCTTCAAGCTGGTGGCCCGTGCGGTCTCCGTCGCGTACTCTTGGAGCTTCTTGTAGTCCTCACGGATCTTCTCGTTCAGCGCGAAGATTTCCCTCTGACGGGCGACCGGCGTCATGCTCTGATCCTTTGCAATCTGAGCCCGGAGGCTTTCGGAAGCGCGGATTTTGTTGGTCATGTAGTTGATGTTCAACGCCCGCTGGGTGACAGGCTCCAGAGTATTGATGTTAGCGCCGAACAGACGAGCAGCGTTTTCTAAGAACTCAGGCTTGGGCTGACCGCGCTTGTCTAGTCCAGTGCCTGAACCGAACGCATCGTTGTACAGACGGGGGATTGCGCCTGCCGCGTTCTGAGGATTGACAGCATCAATCGCCAACATCGACGGCATCGCTTGGTTCCAGACATAGGACACCAAAGCAAGAGCTTTGTTCTGCGGGGTCTGACGCGGATCAATGATCTCCTTGTCCGTGAACGGATCACGGCCCGTGGTTATGCCAGCAATGGCTGTCACGATAGGACCCGAGAAGGTGATGAGTTTAACCGCTTCCTTCAAGGCACCACCGGGATCTTGCCGGAAAGTCGCTTGCACGATTGGGTCAGAGAACGCGGACCACGGGAAGAACGGGGCGGTGTCAATGTACTTCCAATCACCCTTCTCATTCTTATAGGGGAGGATGAAAAGAGAACCCTTGTTGCGGATGTATTCGGGCATTGTCTTACGCAACGCCTCGTAATCGTCGTCGTCAATGTCGAACGCAAGCATTGTCAGTTGGGGGATGGCGAGGGCCAGAGCGACGTAAGGCACAAGTCGGGTCGGATGCTTGTAAGCCGTCTCGACCAGCTTCGGCAACGCCTTGTAATAATATGTCACGAAGGGCAGGCCGAGCGGCGCGTTACGGAGATACCGAATGTTCGGGTTTACAAGCGTGTAGTCGAACAGCGCCTCGTTGGCAGCATCCACAGAAGCAGAAGGAGACAGCCCCTTCTCTCGACCATGGAGAAACATCGCCATCTTAAAGACTACTTCGATCCTCTGATATGTGTCAGAGGCAGCGCCGATACCCTTGCCTGCTATAATACGTGCCGCAGCAAACGCACCAAAGAGACCTCCATCCTTGCCGCCACCCTTGCGGAGATACTGCTCTAGGTCGGCGCGAACCCGGATCATCTCAGCGGCAGACATAGTTCCACCCGTGATGCCGTACTTCTGCGCGTCTTTATAGGAGTCTCCGTTTTCCGTAATCTCCTTCGCGGCGCGATAGAGATAACCGGGGATACGGTACAGCGGCACCCCGCCGAAGAAGTGCATACCAATCGTGTTTGAGATCCCGTTGCGGGCCTGCGAGGGGATGTTCAACGTAATCTTCGACAGTTTCCAGATCTGGTTTATCTTGACGAGGGCGCTCTGCTCGTCGCCAAGAAGCCTTTGTATGAACGGCATTTCCCCACGAGGGATCGACACGAAGCCTCCAACGATGTCGTCGTAAATCCCCTTCTGAATAATCGCGCCACGCAACACCCCATACCGAGGGCTGTCCGGCAGACGCTGGTAGTTCTCAGGGAGATCAACAGCTTCCTGACGCGACTTCTCCGGGGCAGCGGTACGGCGCATGTCATCTGCCCGCTCCCGCATTAGTTTTGCAGCGGCAGGGTCAGTTTCTTCGGTCAGCCTAGCAATGTCGTCCATCGTGTTGGCTTCCGCCAACAACCAGTACGGCGTCACCATCTCTCCCTGAAACTCCACGAGGGAGTTCGGGGCGATCCAGTTGACCTTATCCTCCTCCTTGGCGTCTTCCGCCGAACCCTTCGTGGACTGAGTTTTGATTTGTGAGAAATACTCGGCCATCGCCAAGTCGCTCTGCGGACGGGTCAACGCCACATAAGACAAGAACGCAGGGTTTTTAATTTCACCAAGAAGTTTGCGCTCCTCTTCCGAAAGCTCCTTGCGAAGATCCAGATAGCCTTGGTCAGAGATCGTTCTGTTCGGGCTCTTAACCCCACGACCTGTAGCCTCGTAGTACAGATACATACGCGGCAAGTACTGGTCATAGTATTTGTCGAGGCTCTCCTGTGACAGAAGCTTCTTGCTCACCATCTCCTGCGCGATGCGATTTATTTCCTTCTTCACCTCGATGGACGCCTTTCGGACGTTCTCGTCAGTGATGATGTTCGGGTTGGCGTCGCGCGTGGTCAAGAAGGTGTAGGACTGCGCCTGCACTTCAGGCGTCCCCTTCGAGATTGTGTCCGACAGATCTTTCGCACGTTGCGTAGCCATGCCGATCTTGCCGAAGAGAAGGTTCCGGAACTCTGACAGAATTGGATACTTGTCAATCATGTACGTGGGGTCGAAGAATGTCCGCACCTTGGTGGTGAGTTTTGCAAACTTCTCGGAGTTCAGACGTGCAGTATCGCCGCCGGGCAGCTTGCTGATGGCAGACGGATCACCGTCCAAGGCCTTCTCATAAGCAGCCTCGGCCTCATCAGAGAGAACCGAGTCCTTGTTTGTCTTGCCGTCCTTGACCCCGAACCTAGCTTTGGGGGTGCTTACCTTAACCCCCCAAATATCTGACAACATCTTCTCGAAAGCGCCCGTGCTTGTTGGAACGCCCAAGAGTTTAGCGACTGTCTCGTAGATGCTGCGAAGCTTTACGAACATCTCCTTTTGGAACTTCTCAAAGACCGTCTGCGGGAGACGACCTTGAAGCTCCTTCGACATCCACTGAGCCCCCTTCTCGGCCACCCATTCCGAGTACTTCCTATAGTAGGCGTCGCTTAGGTTCTTGCGATAGATGTCTGGGGACTTCTCGCCTATGTTCCGTTCCGTTTCGAGCAATCTCCTAAACTGCCCGTCGGTAAGACTAAACGTCTTGAGTAGGCGCTCGCGGAGAGTCTGGACGTCTACATTGGAGTTCTTCTGGTCAAGAATGTATTTTAGAAGGCCCGCACGCTGCACCGCAGTGCCGCTTCGCTCTTTCAGAAACTGGGCAAAGATAGCTGCCTGCGTGTTGACGTCCGCATTGTTAACCCAGAAAAATTGAATTGGGTGCGACATCTCGTGGAGAAGTGTGTGCAAGAGCTTGGCTCGGTAGTCTCCACCAGCTTTCTCAAAGTCTTCCTTTAGTTGAAAGGGATCGACATTGATTACAACCGACCCCTCGGATGTTTTAGCCCGCCCGTAACCTTCAAGAGGCTTGTCGGTTTGAACAGTAAACCGCGTCCCCGGATACAGGCGATACTGCAACTCACGCAGCACGTTATCCACGCCCGGAAGGTTTTGTTCAAACCACTGCGCGGTTCCCGGTCCAAGCTCAAGGGTTGTGCTGTCTTTGACCGACTGCGGAACCTCGCCAACAATGACAGGTTGGTTCGAAGGTCCAAGGTCAGTGGGCTTTGGATCATCCACCACCCCTATCGGCGCGGTGTCAGGTACAAACTTCTGGGCGTTCTTGCGCTTCAGAAGTTCGGCAATCGCCCTATTCTGGGTCTTTCCAAGATAGGACCCTTCCCCAAGATCTGAAGTTACATCATGCCAGCCGGGGACCTTGGAAGAAGTTCCAGTCTCGTATCGTTGAATGTCGGTCGCGGTTCCGTCTGAGAAGGTCACACGCCTGCGTCCATCCAAACCTTTAGTGGTGACTGACGACATCGTGATTGCTGCGGTAGTTACGGCAGACGGAGGGGTTGCCCCCTGAGCACGCTTAATTGCAGCGTCGATCAATTCCATCGGGGTGATCTGGGGCAAGCCAAGACCGAAACCAAGGTTTTGACCCTCGGGCTGAACCTTCAATGCTTCCCGTGCATAGAAGCCAAGACCGTCCGAGATACGTTCCCGTCCGAGAGCCCGCGCCTTTTCGCTATAGAACAGGCGCATAAACTTCTCTGTCATCGGCGGCAGAGGATTGAAGGCGTCTACCTGCGAGATGTATCTCTCAAGCGACGTTCCCGTAGACCGCATACGCGAAATTCGGTTGATCGCGTCAACGAGAGGCTCCGTCGAGAAGCCGGGGTCTATATTGCCTTCGTCAACAGCTATGCGAACTTTTGCAAAGTTGACGATGTTATCAATGAGTGCGTTCGAGATCGACCGGATATTGTCGTCGGTTGACTCCGCAATGCGGGCGACAGCCTGCGGATCTCCAAAAGCTTTTGCAAACACGGCGTTCCGTACACGGCGCTCACCGTCAGGGGTCAACTCACCTTCATTGGTTAACATATCATTGAGGTCGGTCGCAGGCAGACGACGCAAAAACTCACGCACAAACTCAGGATATGTGTAGTCGCGGTCCTCCGGGATGAGGTCGAGCATCTCAGGCGAGATTCTCTTGGCATCTTGCTTTGCGTTCTCCAAAGCACTCATTGGCATAACGTCGGGGGTGTTTGCTGTGCCGAGGTACTGCTGGGTTTCCTCTGGGGTGAGGGGCGTTATACGACGTTGAATGAGGACGGGGTTTTTCATCCCAGAAACGTCAAAACCAAGACGAGAAAGCTCGTTCTTGTAGGCCTCTGCCAGTTCTGGACGAGACTCATAAATGCGGCGCAGGGCCATGATGCGCCCGTTACCGCTTTCAACGTTCAGGTTCTGGTTAACGATAGGCGCACCGCGCTTGGTGCTGAGGTCAAAGGTCAGAAGTTGGGGGTCAAACTTCGCGATGATGTCCGCGATCTGGATGTCAGATCCGATCCTCGTCCTGTCACGCGGTTGCAAAGTCGGGTCGTATCCGGGGATCTCCGAAGAGATGATGTCTGAAAGCTCGACAATCTGCGGAGCAACCTCGATCTCGGGGGTCGAAGGGACACCTGTCTTGATCGTCTTCACACGGAGCGGCTCGGGCGTGCGCGCGGACGCTGGTCCAAGGTCCGTGGTCGAAGGAGCAGGTGCCGCCACGGCGGGCGCAAGTGCCGCAGGTGCCGCAGCTCCCGGCTCCATGCCATAACGAGGTCCCAAGCCATCAGCTATTGTTGTGGTGACACGACCCGAAGGATCAGCAACCTGTCCAGCAACCTGTCCAGCAACCTGTCCAGCAACCGCCACAGGTTGTTGAGCCGCGCGAGCAGCAACCTTCGGGAAGGTAGGGACAGGAAGCAAACTTACGCCGGGCGCTTTTTTAACAAGGCTCCCGATGTAGTTGCGGACTTCTTTTCCGCGTAGGTCTATTTCCGAGGGACTGTATCCTTGGCTCTCCAACCACTTGCGGTAGTCGGCGTCACGATCTGACTTTTTCCCGTCCTTCCTCGGAGCGGTGATGAAAAGCGCCTGAGTGACACCATCTGCAAACTCAAGCGGAGTTGTTTTATAGCGTGGCCTCGCTCCTGCAAGATCGCGCGGAAGCACACCCAGCGCGAGAGGCCGTGTGGATGGATCAAGCGTCTGTCCAACATCCGTCTGTCCAGCAAACGCCCTCCCGATAGTTCCCTGCCCAAAAAGCGGGAGCTTTTGCGCAGCCGAAGTAACAAGCTGTGGGTCTACTACATTTGTAGCGCCTTGGGCCAGAACAGGAGCGCCCGTTTGCGAACGCTTGAGAGGTCCCGAAGACGGAACTACTGCGCCGGTCTGTGCCGCCGCTATATTCTGGATAGATTGGTCTGTCTGAAGCGGGCTTGCCGCAGCAGCCGCAACCGCCGCGCCCGGAGGCGCACCAGCAGGAACAGCAGTAGGCAGCCCCGGAGCCGCAGGGGGGATTGCAGGAGGGGGAGTCTCCGCTCCGGGACTGCCAGGGGAAACAACAGGAGGAATTACGTCCGGGCGACGACCGAAGGCTGCACCGGCTGTTCCACCGATTGCGCCGCCGACAATGGCATCCAATGCTGCCGATCCAGCAACGCCTTGGAATGTCGGACGGTCAAACCCTTCCTGTTGAATTGCTAAATTCTTTGCAAGCTGTTCTTGCCCGCCTTGCAGTGCTTCAAGCGGTGCTTCTCCAGCAACGCCAAGGGCCGTGCGGGCAAACACACCACGGCCAACTTCTGTGGACCCTTCTCCAAACGTGCTTCCAACTTGGCGGCGCGCTGCCGCACCACCTATCCTTCGGAGAGCGTTATTAATAATCCGCTCTGCTCCGGTAACACCGGCCACCACGCCAAGGCCTGTGCCAATTAGAATCTGGCCGAGGTTCTCCCCGTCGTAGGCCGCAGCTTTCTGCGCCAATCCTGTTGCAACGTCTTCCGAAACGCCCCGGCCCATAAGTTCCTTCTTCGTCTCTTCGAAGATGGCGCCCTTGATGGTTCCTGCCCCTGAAGCCGCTCCATAGGCCCCCAGAGCAGCAATCCCGTATGGTCCCGCAACTCTAGCCAAGGCAAGTCTGGGAATCGTTGAGCCCACACCTTGAGCGATCAAATCCAAGGGAGCAACGCTGAAAGCTCGTGCCGCAGCAACCACGTTCTCAAGGATACCCTCGTCCTTAGCCTCGTCCATAATGCGGGCTATCTCAGCGGAATCCTTGCGGGATTGTGCCGATAAAAGCTCTTGAGCATAGGCTTCTACGCTCCTCGCGCCTTCAGATACGGTTTTGCCCGGACCAAAGGTGTCTATAACACTACGAACGTCAGAGGCCGCACCCTTTCCAATCTGAAGAGGGATGTCGGCCACCTGTCGGAGGAAGGACTGCTGGGGCTCAGGCTTCTTCTTTCCAGCAAGGAAGGCCGGGTACGCTACCTTCTCAGCATACGACAGAATGGACTCTTCCGAAGCCCCCTCCGGCCCCTCGATTTGCAAAATAGTACCGTTGGGCGCTTGGACTTCATAGACCGGCATCTGTCATATCCTTAATTTTATTGCTTTGCGCCCACCAGCCTGAACCCTTTAGGAGGTGGTTCGGCTGTCTGAGGCTTACTTACCCCTAGCCGATCATACAACTGTTCCAACCGATTCTGCTCCGCTTTGTATTGAGCAGCAAGGTTTTCGAGTTCAATCTCGACCGGACGCTTCTGCTCGTCGGTGATGCCTTGGACTAGGAGCTTAGTGCGTGCGGAAAGAATATCCGACCGGATGTTCTGTATTCTGTTGTTTATGTTGGTGCTAAGAGTCTGGAGACGGGAGCTTTCACGCTCGGAAGCCGTCTGCTGACGCGCAGCTTGTCTCTCAGCCCTAGCCTCACCCATTCTCTCTTGTGCAAGCTCGGTCTCAAGGATCTCGCGACGTAGCAGAGCGTCGTCGGCACGGCGCTCCTTCTCAAGACCAGCCAAAGTTGCAACGCCAGAAGCGCCACCTGCCGCGAGGTTCGCAAGGGCGTTCGGACTACGGCCCGCTGCCATGGCAAAGCCCGCCTGCATCAAAGCAAGAAGCTGGTTCTCTCTGCGCTGGGCCTTGTTGGCTTCACGGTCAGCCTTTAACTTCTCCAACGATGTCGTTGCAGGCACCCTTTCAGCTATCCTGCGCCCGGTGTCGTCGGGCGGCGGCGTCCTCTCGGAAACCGTAGCCCGGCCCTCTCGGTTTATATCATCACGGTCGTCGATGGCCTGCCGTATCTGTGCGCGGGCCTGTGCTAACTGACTTGCTTCTCCGGGGTTTGTCCCGGCAGCTTCAACAGCCTCTTGTTGTCTTTTCTTAGCAGCTTGTCGCTCTGCATCCGTCACTTCGTCAAAGATAGTAGGGACAGGGTTATTTCTTCTGGCCTCTTCCACGGCGTCTCTCCGGGCACGCTCATTCGCAGCCCTATCAATGTTTTTTTGCGCGTTCTCCGAAGGATAGAAGAAGTCACGTATGGATCTGCCCACAGGGGTCTTTGGCACAACACGCTCACGAGGAGCTGTGTCAGGCTCTCCCACACTTACGGGAGGCTCTATTCGTTCCATGTCGGGTCGGTCGCTGATCGGTGGTTCACCAATCTGCATAATACCCGCCTCACCACCCTGTTGAAAATACTGCACTGGTCCGCCGTCCCTGAACCCCTGAGGCTGGAACATGGTCTGCATAGCCATGGCGTTTTCGTCCGGGGTCGTGACGTTCGAGGTAATCCCGTAGCCCTTCGCGGACACTGGTCCACCGTTACGGAACATCGCCCGGCGCATGACAGGATCTGACATAATCATTCCACCTTGTGCCATGCCGATGGTTCCTGCGTTAGACGTGAGATCAAGGTTGGTCCCGGCTGTGGTTCCAAGGTTGGTCCCGAGATTGTTTGCCATCGTATTTCCAAGGGTAAAGGGGGCCGCATTTGCCGCCTTGGTGACATCAGCCAAGGACGTGATTCCGCCCGCTGTTCCTATACCGAGATTTGAATAGTCCTGTGTGGCTGTGGCGGGACTGCCGAATACCCTTTGTCCACCGACCCCTGTCCTGTCAGCGTCAGCCTTAGAAGGCCCGCCGAAGATGTTCGACACATAGGGGTTTTCGGCAAACACCGTAGGTGTGTAATCCTTAAACGTATCAAACGTACCCTCTTTGGTCCCAAGGGAGAAATCCTTCTGGTCAGGGAGGTTTAACTCAAGTTTGTTTGTGACCTTGCCGTCGGCTCCTGTCACAGCCTTTGAGGTCAAGGGAAACCCTGCGAAATCAGTCGCCGCTCGGGCCGCAGTGGCGGGGTTAGAATACAGAACGTCGCCCGGTCCACGCACAGGACTTACCTTCGTCTGATACTCGTCTGACCTTCTTAGATCACTAACTATCTGGTCGTATGTCCGACCCTTCTTGAGCTCGTCTTGGTAGTACGTCATGGCTGTCGCGTCGGGTTCGCGCCCAAGCACTCGCTTAAATGCGTCACGGACCAGAGCTTCAGGGCTCGTGGTAACGGCCTTGTTAAAATCGTAGTCCTCGCCTTCTTGACCTAGATAGAACCTGAGCCCCTTCTCGTCGGGATCACGTCCAAGCTTGGTCTTATACAGGTCTTTGAGCCTTGTTAACTTCGCCGTCAGCGTGGGGTCCACATACCCTGTGCTGAGTAATCCCTTGGAAAGATTGTCAAGATCGAAGTTTCGACCTTCTGTGGTCTCGGACATCAGCTTTGCAAGCTGGTCGTATGTCAGGCTTCCTTCCCGGATCTGACGAGCCCACTCGGACTGGCCTCCAAGGTCTGCCGGGCGCCCTACTTCTAAGGGATACAAGGCTCCAATTCTGTCAAACATCGCCCCTTCGGGAGACGCGTTAAATTGCGCCAGAAGACCAGCCTCATCAAGACGCCCCGCTACAACATCTGGAACCCAATAACCAAGTTCCGTGTCCGTGGGGGTCCGTCCGAGCTGCTCCCCATACATCCGGGTAACAATGTTTCGGGCCTGTGTGTCTGACATTCCACCCGTAGTCGTGACTTTAGTGGTGCCATCTGTGACTTTAGTGGTGCCATCTGTGACTTTAGTGGTGCCATCTGTGACTTTAGTGGTGCCGTCCGTGACTTTAGTGGTACCATCAGTGACTTTAGTGGTGCCCGCGTCTATGGTTGTGATGCCGCCCGTGTTCCCGGTGCGTGCGTCAAAAGCCCTGCCCTCGTCTGTAGCGGAAAAAACTTCATCCAGTTGATCGGGCTGTACCTGACGACTCATGAGCAGTTCGGTCCAATACTGCCTCCCGCCGGGATCGTTAAAGGTCGAAGCTCTTCCGGTCTCGTTTATGTAGGTTTGATCCACAAGACGGCCGTAATAATCTTCAGCCGATATTGTGCGACCGTCGGCATTTCGGGCGATGAGCTCGCCGTCCTCAGTTGTGCTAAGCACATAACCATCAACCTCAGCCATAGTCGTTATCCTACCTACAATTCCACGCTAGACCGATTAGCCGCCCGTTCCGGACTTGCCGCCGCCAAACAGATTATACGCCGACAGAGCTGCAATACCCAGCCCGCCCGCCTGCGAGGCAAGCGAGGCCGACGGGGCCGATGTCTGACTGATCGTCTGTTGGGAAGACGGCGCACCCTTGTAGATGTCGCTAAGAAACGAAATCCTCTGGAAGGGCTCGTATTCCTGCTGGATGCTGCTCTGTCGTGCAGCGTCAATAACAGATTGCTCGTAGCCACGGGTCTTCTCGCCAAGGTTGTACAGGAACGAAGCATCGCCCTGACCCAACCCAGAAATCTGTTGTCCAAGGGCGGCGGTCTGCTGACCAAGCCCCGCGAGCCCCGCAGCCGCGCCTTGCTGCAAACCGCCCGCAGAAATCGCAGCCTGACCAACAGCAGTTCCGGCACCCAACGCCGTCTGTCCAGCTTGTTGCAAACGACCCTGCTGGTTCTGGAAGGCGTTCATGGCCTGCGCCTGCGCCTGACTGAAGTTTGTTGAGTAGTCCTCGAAGATGCGCTTCGACTGGATGTCCGCAAGGTTACGAGCAAGCTCCGACGCCTGCACACCCTGACGGCTACCACCAAAGGAACCCGTCCTGACAGATTGCGCCGACTGCTGCGCCCGAGCGATGTCAGCCTGACGCTGCATCTCCTTGGTTGCTTCTCGTGTGACCTGTTGCTGGTAGGGGTTCATGAACGCCGCAGCGGAGCGGGGATCGTAAGCCTGCGCCCCCTGCACCGATAGGCCGGTGCCGACGTTGGCCCCTTGTCGAACAGCGCCAAGGGCCTCGGTTCCGTAAGAAGGTAGTGCGCCGTATCCTGCCGCTGCGGTTTGATACGCCTCTCCGGCTCCGGTCATGTAAGGCTGGTAGGCACCTATTCCCCTAGCAGCCAACAGACGGGCAGTTTGTTGCTCAGGCGTTAACCCTGCAATCTGCGCTTCCGGAAGATCGACAGGAACTTCTGCGCGCTGCTTCGCAAGATCAAGAAGCCCTAGCTTATAGGCTTCAATCTCCGGGGCTTCGCGGACAATCTGTTCTTGTGATGTGACTTCAGCCATGGTTACGCCATCCGCTCAAACTTGTTCATCATCTCGTACATCTTCTTAGCGCCCTTCATCCGGCTACCGTCGCCCGCTCCCCTGACAGCTTTTGCAGTGAAGACGAACTCGCCGTCGCTGAGACGGGCGGGGATGGAATCGCTGGTGCCGGTCCCCGGACCATCGACCTTGCCACCCTTGGCTGCCAGGTTGCCGTTGGACGCAAGACCGCCCTCGGCTGCGGAAAACAATCCCATCCCGGTGGTGGACCGTGGGCGGAAATTTGCAAGATTAAAGGTGTATCGACCGGGATTCTGAGCCATAAGCTCGCGCGTAGTTGGCCCTGTGTTGAGCGGTGCGACAGCCTTGTCTTTGCCGCCCATCCCGCCCGCAGCAAGTGCGCCCAAGCCACCGGCTGCGACGAGGGCGGTCTTGGGATACTCCTTGACGAGACCGATGCCCTTGTCCACCAAGGAACCGATTCCGAAGCCGGAGCTGGGGGTGGAAACGCGAGGAGCATAAGAACTGGCAACGGAGAGCCCTGTGGGGTCGCCTTGATTGATGCTTGACGAAAATCCGCCGGGTCCTGCAACATCCGCCGGAATACTTCCCGGAGGAAGAGTTGACCCTGCCCCTGTCGCCGCTTCGGACCCACTAAGATTAAACAACTTACTGAAGACGCCGGGGTCTCCGGCGGGGGTTCCACCAAATGCGCTCGGCAGACCGCTTTGAACACCAGCCATGAAGCCTGTGCCAGACACCGCACCGCTTATGCCTGCGCCAATGCCTGCCGTTAGACCGCCGAAGATCGCGCTCTTCAACGCGTCTTTTGGCTTGGCTCCGCCAATGAGCGAGCCAAGTCCCGATCCAATAAAGCCCGCAGCGATGACGTTAACGCCGGGGATAAAGCTCAAGGCAATCGGCAGGATGATTGGGGCGGCTTTCTTAATAAAGCCCCAAGCCTTTGAGAAAAAGCTCTTGTACTCGGGAAGCCCGGTTTTCGGGTTGGTTGATCCTGCGCCACCCATACGCTTCAAAAGCGCAGCTTCCGCAGGGGTGATATGCGCCAAAACCGTATCGCCGTCTCGTCCAGCCGCCTGCACTCTGCGTGCGGCAGCTTTCAAGCTAACAATCCCGCCTTTTGCAAAACCCTCGGGGGCTTCCTGCTCTGTGCCAGATTCCCCACGCTTGGCAATGGTCTGATCCACCAGTCCCATGAGAACGGAGAAGAACGCGGGATCGTATTCTTCAGGTACGCCACCTTCTTCCAGCGCGCCCATCGCGTACATCTTCTGCAAAATGTCGCGGTAGCGGCGGCGGTTCTTGCTAAGATATGTTAGGAAGTAGCGCATATTGCGCAGGTCTTCCATACTAAACGTATCAAGATCGTCCGCAAGCTCTTGAAGTTGCTGCTTCTGCTCCGGAGCCAGACGTGTGTACGACTCTCCGATGTCTGCGGAAAGCTGGGGGAGGTCCTTCTCCTCATAGGGAGAGGCCTTCAACGCCCGCTGGAAGTCCATGTCTTGAACAGCACTATCGCCCTGCATTGTCGTTCCCTGTGATACGCGCGTTAAAGCGACAAAGGTTTTGAGCAGGGCCAGAGCCTGATACTGGCATAACCAAACCTACCTGCTTATACCTGCAAAAACAAGTCATGTCGTTACTGTCACAGACCCAACAGACGCGGTTGCTGACAGACCCGCAACGTAGGGGCTGTAGATGACAGAAACCCTGAGCGCCCCACGCACCTCAAAGATAGTGCCGGGCTCAAGGCCGTAATCGTTTTGCTGGAGTCCTGTCAGAACAATCGTCGTCTGACGCCCTTCTCCCGGAGCCCTGATAACCCGCACCAAGGCGTCCAAAGACCGAACCAAGTCCTGAATATGCTTCTGGTCGTACTCCGGAGGCGGAGCCGAGAAGGTTGGAAGGACCAGCCTGACATCCATCAGCGACGCCCATCGACTTGCGTCTCGATACGGGGCGAACCCAGACCCCAGCGGGTTCCGACCTTGTTGCTTTCGACACGAAGGATGATCGAGCGCCCACGAAGGCGAACATCCAGCACATTTGTGTACTGGTCCACCGGAGCCGTCGAGGTCCGGACAACAGGAGCGTTCGAACCGGCCTGATAGTTTGATCCCGGATAATCCTGCGTCTTCATAATGAAGTTTACGGTCGGACTGTTCGTGCCATTGTAGAACGACACGTCAGGAATAATTCGGCGCACGAACGAGAACTTGTCCCCGTCCCCAATGTCTATGGGCGCGCTTTCAATGTAGGAATTTATTGCAGACGGCGGATTGGTGCTGCCGTCGTCAGTCCCAACCTCATGATAATACAGGTAGTTGTCTGGGCTTGCCGCAGTAGGATAGTTCCGTGTCCCACGGTCCAGCCATCCGGTGCGAGCAAGATTTCCGTGCGACCAAACCCGCTCCACGTAATTATAGGTAACATATAAGTCGTTCTCAGTGGAATCCGCCGAGGGGTAGAACCACGTCACCTCGTTAAACTCGGAGTTCAACCCGGCAAACACCTTGTCCGATTCGCCCTTGTTGAAGTTGTTGAACACGTAGTTCAACAACGGGCATACCAGCTCCTGCGTCTGACCCGAGTAGACGTAGAAGGTATTTATTCCCATCCAGTAGACAGTATCGTCCACCGCGATCAGGCTGTTGTATCCGTTCACCGTGACGCCCGAGGCAACCTGCTGGATGCCGAAGGTATCGGGCGGACCTATGAACTGCATCGAATACACGGCAACGTCCGTGAATACCAGTATTTCACGCTTTGTCTCGACGGCCCGCATGATGTGGGTGCCAGAGCCGATCCGGAGTTCGCCCGCAGTATTGGTCGGCAACGCTGTCCACGTGAACGGATCTTCCTGCGAGGAGAAGCGAATGGACAGTGGATCTTGGGCCGTGGCCCCACCCATGTTGGCCCCAAACGCAATGACGTGCCTGTCACGATCCGACACAATAACCTGACTGGCAATGGTCGGTGTTTCGGGGTCCGTGGACAGAGATGAAAGCGCAACGCCCCGCTGGGCGCTGACCAAAGAGACGATGTTGGCGGTCGAGGCATCCCAGTAATAGATGTCCCCGTTGCGGATAGCAAAGATCAGGTCCTCGCCGTAATTGTCTTGGGACCACAGGCGCAAGGATGTTGTAACGGAGATGGTGGCCGCAGAGCCCCATGTCCCGCGACTCCAGACCCCGGCCCCCCAACCATTGCCCACGACCTGATCGTCAAGACCGACATTGATTTGGTAGGCTGCGGTGACAGTAGCTCCACCGTTTCCAACGTCAGAGGCGTTCGCGTTCACGGAGGCGGTGATGGTGTAGGTGTCGCCCGAGATCACCGTGACAGAATATTCTCTGTTCAGGACCGCTGCGGTTATGTTGCCACCAAGCGATACCGCTCCGCTGAAGGTAACGAAATCCCCGGTGATGCAGCCGTGTGCGACATCTGTCACCGTGATGGTGGGGGAGCCGTTGGTCGCGGCGAAAGGCCCGTTCAAAACCACTGTCGAGCGTATGGGCGTGATGTCGTAGTTGAAGCCGCCTTCTTCCACGTAGTATTTAAGCTGCGTTCCAAACGCCAGATAGTTGGAGCTGTCCAGCGCAACCCAGTTTAGCATGGACCGGCAAATGCCGAGGAAGGAATAGTTTGGGGCGTACTTCTCCCAGCCGCCAACGGACTCAGGAAAGCCCAAGCGAAAGCGAACAAGGTTGCTGTCCCGCCAACCACCCTCGTTGGTGTAGCCTGTCACATCCCGCAGAACACCGGGCCGGAACTGCAACTTTTGGAGTGGCATTGTACTACACCTTTTTTCCTAACCACCGCTGCACAGTGTCAGTCTCGTAGATCCGGATGCTAGTCCAGATGATCGTGAACAGCGCCGCCGCATGTGGAAGCACGTTGGTCAATGTTCCTATGACAGTGAGGATTGATGCGGCATCCGCGACGTGTTTCAGTGTTTCATCTGGTCCAGTCATTTTACGGTGCCTCCGGCCAAGTCACGTTCCAAGGAAATCCGTCCTGAGCTGTGACATCGCGCAGAGCCTGACGATAGGTAGCCCAGACGGGCTTGTCTGCTGTGCTGTCTGCAATCTGCGTCCAGTCGCATGCTGCCAGCTTGTCATTGCGGCTTGTGCGAACCGAGGCGGCTTGCTCTGCGTCCTTAGCGGTCTTGTACGCAACCTCTGCCTCGGCGGCAGTTGTGGTGACGCCATCCTGTATGGTGTCCGTGAAGATCGGGCCAAGGATGTACTTGGTGAACCACTTGCCCTCGATCTGCTCAATGCCGTCATACTGGCTGTATTGGTAGACAGTGCCGCCGGAGGCTTGCGGTCCTTCGAACACGGGATCAGCGCCGATAATATCAAGGATTTCCTGCGTAAGCTCAGGAGCTTTCCAAGCTGCGTTGGCCTCGGCCTTCAGCAGCATACGAAACTCGCTGTCCTGCATTAACTGGCCTGTAGAGCGGATGCGGATGGTCATGATCGTGTTCCTTACGCGATTGCCAAGAAGATGTATGTGCCAGCACTGGCATTGATTGCAGCGGGAGCCGTGGAGCTGATTTCAAAGCCTGCGGAATAGGTGTCAACGTAGTCAGTGCCGGTGACTTCCGCAGCCGTGCTGTTGAGCAACAGATACGGATCATTACCCGCAACTATGCCGCGTGCGCTGTCCCAGACGTACCAGTCGCCTGTGCTGTCGGTGCGCTTGATAAGCACGAACCTTGATCCAGCCGTGAACCCGCAGTTGATCTGAAGCGTTGTCCCGGTGCCAGTGTATGAGCCGACTTTGGATACGCCGGGGCATGTGGCGAATAGATACATTACATAGTTAGAACCACTCTGATTGATTGGGGCAACGTTCCCATCAACTAAAACATTTGTACTTGTCCAACTACTACCAAAATAGTTAACGTCGCTTACAACTGCCGCTGTTGAATTAAGAACAAGATATTTCCCAGTTCCTGTAATTCCTTGTAACCCTACAGTCCAATTTGTCCCGTTGGTGGTTCTGTTTTTAATAATTATCATCTGTGGCGTCACGCCAAGATTGTGCGACAGGTCTTGAAAGCTATTTAACCCAGAATAACAGACCTCATCAAAGAAGCCGGGGGCGCGCCCAAAAGACCAGTTGATTATAGATTGGCCGCTGGTGTTTACACCAAACCCTCCAGCATCAGACCCAACGCTGAACCCCGTCATAACATCAAATCCCGTTAGGGTATCGCTATACGAGTTTTCTGGGTTGCTTCCATTTGACCGCAGCTGAAGATACCGACCCCTAAGTCTATCAAACCAGTTTGGAACAGCAGACCCATTACGGATGAACGGAATTACAAGGTCAACTACGCCGCCTGCGCTAGTAACGGTTGCGGTCGATCCGGTTCCGTTTCTAAGCACAGGCGTAAACACCTTCGTCGCATCAGTCGGCACCTTCATCGGGCCACGGCGGATGGCGATGTAGATGCAATTAGTTCCTCCGCCACTAGTTACTGTATTTCCCGCAGTGAAACCTGTTGCTGTTGGCTGATAATAGCCATTGGAAAACCCATTGCTTTCTGCGGCGGAAAGGTTTGGATTTAATATTCTAGTTGCTGATCCGCGAACCATACCCCTCATGTTGTCAATTAAATACCAATCTGTTGTTGCAAGATTTGGCTTGACTAACAACCACTGCGGCTCATACCCAAGAGTTACTTCTGTAGTGCCACCTGACGCCGGGTCTGCAAAGCTCCCACACGAAATCACATTGTCCGTGCCGGTCAGGCCGAAGCCTCCTGCGTCGTGGGCGAAGAGGTAGGCGACGTAGGTTCCAGCAGAAGCATTGACTGTTGCATCCGTACCAAGGCTAAACACTGAAGATGTCGGCGTTGTAGAGTTCCAGCGCGTTGCACCAGTATCTACTGCCGCCGTGGTGTTCAAAACCATATACTGCGTGTTAGCAAGGCTGCGGTGATAGCACTGCCAGTCACCCGTTGCGTCTATTCGTTTAACCCAGATTGCGCCCGGCACCGAGCCAAGATTGTGGGCGATGGTCCTGTTTGCACCATTGCCAGTCCACGTCACAACATCAAAAAACTTCGGCTGCTTGCGGAAGGTCCATGAGGCAAAAGTAGTGCCGCTTTGATTTATAAACTCTGCGTTGGAGATTGTAGCGTTTGAAGCAATAGTATAGCCGGTGCTGTTGTATGAGCTTAGATAAGTTGTGGTTGCATCATCTAAAGTTGCCGCATTTGAGCGTAGAACGCCTCCACCTCCAGCCCCACCACCAGTGGCTCCTGTTCGTATGTTATCAAATAAAATATGCCGGTCGAACCCGGTATAACCCCCAGTAAGTGCAGACCTGTTTTTAGTCCAAACCAACCCACCTTTACCGCTCAGATCAATCCCATTTGTAATGGTTTGAGAAGCATTAGTGCCCGTGTACAGGTACGTCGAGAATACGTCTTCAATGAAGTTTGGAACATTCCCCGCCAACGGCCATATGCCAGCCTTCTGAGCCTGTAGCTGTTGCTCAAGAGTCCATATGCCGGGAGCTGTGCCGCTCTCATACGGTCCCGTAGGAACAACAGGGGTCTTCGTGATGATGCCGCCGGGGTATCTCGTGCTCACGGTGCTACCTCAAGTTCATTGGGTCAAACGGCTTGTTAGCCTCGTCAATCTCAGCTTGTGTAGCCTGACGCACAACCCAAGTCATGCGCCACGTACCGCCGTCATTTACCGGAGCGCCCTCGCCACAGCGTTGCGTTGCACGGTCAAACTCCGGCGGGTCTACCCATTGAACAACGGCGTACTCACCTGCCGGGTCAAGGGCAATGTCGCCAGCATGACGCGGGTACTCATTGGTTGATAGCTTGATGTACGCGGTCATATCGATGTCACCGAGGATGTGAGGGTAGATACGGCGTCTGTGAGGGTAGAGGCGGCGTCTGTGAGGCTGCTGGCAGCACTTGTGAGGCTTGCTGCTGCGTCTGTCAAAGTTGTAACTGCGTCGGTTAATGTTGATGCTGCATAGGTAAATGAGTAGCCACCAACGGTATATGTACCTGTTGCTGACCCATCACTGGGTAATTTTGCAGACAAAATATCATTCGTTCCACTCGCGTTTGAGTACCCCGAAACGTAAACATTTCCAGACCCGTCTACAGCTACAGAAAAGCCTAAACTTGCGCTTGCCCCGCCTAACCTGCGCTGCCATTGGATAACTCCAGAGGTATCGTACTTGGCAAGTTGAAAGTTACTTATTCCGCCAACAGGGGAATATCCAAAAACATAGACATTCCCTGAACTATCTACGGCTGCTGAAGTTCCAGTAGTGGTTATTCCTGACCCACCGAGACTGCGCTGCCACTGGATTGTCCCCGATGTATTGTACTTGGCTATTTGAAATCTGCCGTCTCCACTAGCAACTGAAGTTCCACAAACAAAAACATTTCCAGAACTGTCTACGGCTATACCACTACCTGACGCGTCGCTTGCCCCTCCAAGCTTTCGTTGCCACTGAATTGTTCCAGATGTGTCGTACTTGGCTATTAGAACCTCTTGCGCCCCCGTTGGGTCTGTTTGACCGCAGACATAGACATTGCTGGAGCTATCTACGGCTACGGAAAAAGCAAAGTCGGCTGCGACTCCCCCAAGCCTACGTTGCCATTGGATAGTGCCAGAAGTGTTATATTTGGCTATCTGAACGTCATTAGTCCCGCTATTATCCGATCTTCCACAGACATAAACATTGCCGGAACTATCTACGGCCACAGAAGCGCCCGTATCATTATTTGCGCTGCCTAGCCTGCGCTGCCACTGGATAGCCCCAGATGTGTCGTACTTTGCTATTTGAAGATCGTTTGACCCGCTGGCATTTGAATATCCGCAAACAAAAACATTACTAGAGCTATCTACGGCAATTCCATTTGCGTTTTCAGCTCCAACCCCGCCTAATGTGCGCTGCCATTGTATGGAACCCGAAATGTTATATTTTTCTATTTGAAAATCTTCTGTTCCGCTGGCGTTTGACCACCCGCCAACATAAACATTCCCAGAGTTGTCTACAGTTACAGAACGCCCTTGTTGGGCGCCCGCCCCACCCAACAACGCAATCCATCCGACAGGCTGCGACGGCCAGCCGCTACCGACAATAGCCACCATCTGCTGATTAAGCGTCCAAACGCCGGTAGCCGAGGACGTGCTTGTCGTCGGCGCAGTCGCGCTTATCACGCCACCCTTATAACGTCTGGACATGATAATTCCTTACGACGAGATGACTTCGTAGCTAATCGTGTAGGTGATGCCAGACGCCGTACCGCTGGTGACGGTGATCGACGTACCTTCCATCAGGTAGATGGCGGTCGTCTTGTCGGTCACGATCAGCGATGCGTCAGCCGGAACCGAGACCGTCGAGACAATTGGATATGCCGTGCCACCTGACGGAGCTGAGCCCTGAGCCACAGCGCCGTTGCTGTAGACCGAGACGGTCGTGTCAACTGCCGACGTGCCGTTGACGTTGGCCGCGACGATCTGGTTGATCTTGAAGACCGTGTTTGACGCAGCCGCATTAGGCAGCAGCACCACAGCAGATGTGGAACTCGGCGTCAGGTAGGTCGTTGTGCCGAGGATGGATGTTACATTGACGATATTTGGATTTGCCACGGTGAAGCTCCTTAGAAGCCGAAGATCATTGACAGGGCGATTGCTTTGCCGGTTGACACACCAGATGCAGCGGGAGCAGTTGATGTCCACGTCGTGCCATTGCTGGTCAGCACATTGCCGTTGGTGCTGGGAGCCACGAACAACGGGGCGCTAGTTCCATTGCCCAGAAGCACATTGTTGGCCGTCAGTGTTGTTGCGCCAGTGCCGCCGTTGGCGACGGGCAGCGTTCCCGTGACACCTGTCGTCAGCGGCAAACCCGTGACGCTGGTCATCACACCAGAAGCGGGGGTCCCAAGAGCGGGAGTAACCAGCACCGGGCTGTTCAACGTCTTGTTGGTCAGAGTCTGCGTACCCGCCTCCGTTACAGGAGCGTTCGCAACCTCGATGACATCCGTGCTGTTGGCGTAGACGATGGCCTTCTTGCCGTTGGCAATCGTCACGCCCGTCTGACCGGAGACTTTAACCGTGACGGCGAAACCGCCCGTCGTGTTGTTAAAGAAGATGTAGGGCTTATCAACCGCAGGAACTTCCACGGTACGGGCGGCTGTCAGAGCGCCGTTGAGCTCGATGACGTAGTTGCGGCCATTGGAAGAAGCGCCGTTGGGAATTGTCAGGACAGTTGCTGCCCCGTCTGTCACGGCCTGCGTGACGTAACCGGCGATGGCTTCCTCGATCAAAGAGCCCAGATTGGTGTTCGTCGTGGCACCCCACGTTCCGGACTGTTCGCCCGTACCAATCAACTCGATCTTTAGGTTTGTCGAATATGTTGACATCTAAGTCTCCTAAGCAGCGATCTCAATCCAGTCAGGAGACTGGGCGGGCACGATCTGATCCCATAGAAGGACTGACCCAACATATCCCGTAGCCGACACACCTGCAACGAAAACAGTGGACCCTAGCGTTATCGTGACAGACCCTACCGAGCAAGTTGCTGACAGACCCGTAACAGAAACAGGTGAGTCTATCTTGAGTGTGACAGACCCCACCGAACAGGTTGCCGACAGACCCGTGACAGAAACAGCTATGCTCTGGGGGACGATGACATCCCCAACCTGACCTGACGCGGATACCCCTGTGACGGAGACAGGAGAATCTATCTTAAGTGTAACAGACCCCACCGAGCAGGTTGCCGACAGACCCGTGACAGAAACCGGGGAATCTATCTCAAGTGTGACATCGCCTACCGAGCCAGTCGCTGACAGACCCGTAACAGAAATCGACTGAGACTGGGGTACTACAACAGTCCCAACCTCGCCGGATGCGGATACACCCGTAACAAACACCGCAGGCGAGTAGACATTAACACTACCGACACCGCCCTGCATTTCAGCAAGGGCGATGCGGCCACTATCCCACGGGCTTTCGCCCCAACCGACGACACTATCCCACCCGTCTAGTGCGACTATCGTAGCGGGCATAGGCGTCCAGCCTCCTTAGGCGATGCGGATAATTGCGTTGCTCGCATCTGCTGTCGGGAAGACAATCGTGAAGTCGCCCGCGACAGCCGTCTTATCCGAACCGAAGTCGAGAATCACAACCGAAGGGTTCGAGTAGGTATGCGTGGGGGTCGTGTTGTAGATCATGGCCCCGCGAGCCGTGAACGAAGCCGATGACCATGTTTCATCCGAGAAGTCTGTCAGGGCCGTCGTGCCCGAAGTGCTGGGGCTGATATTGCCCAGAGCCTGACCGCCCGCAACATAAGCCGTACCCGACGTATTGGTGATCTCGTTCGAGGTGGTATACGCCGTGGTCGCTGCGGTAAACGAGGCGCTGTTGGTGTACAACGCGATGTTGAACACGTCCCCGCTGGTCGCCCGGAAGTCGTGGACGCCTTCAAGGATCTGCTGTTTGAAACTTGTGCACATAAAGTTTCCGGTGAAGGCCATCACACTCTCCTTACGAGTTCGGCAAGTTTAGGTTGTCCCGCTTCCGTCAGTAAATGGCCGACGGTGGATCTGTCACTCTGTATAGCACGTTTCATATGAAAGAGAACGACCTCTTCCATCTGATCTTTGAAAGCCCGAGCCTGCTCCCGAAGGACTGGCGGAGCCGACTCGGCCACCGCCAACAAGCGTTCGGAGCAGCGTTTTGCCCAGAACTCCGGAGGATGTCCGCCGTTGCTTGTGGCCTCAACCTCAACCTTGAAGGCACCTGTCCGTCCCGCTTCAACAAACATCAGGTTGCCTTTATCCGAATGAGCCCATCACGGTAGGCATCGACGTTCTCACGTCCTTCGCCGTAGTTCTTCAGGCGAGTAAGAGCCTCTGCGAACCTCTGGTTATACAGGTTCAAGATCTCCGGCTCACCCTTCATGTAAGTATAGGCCTCGAACAAACTTCCGTAAAGAAGGGCTTGTTCAGCATTGTCCCCTATCCAAGTCGTGCCCGCCGTAACGATGGACTGCGGCTTGTAGTAGTAATGCAGCTCCAGCGGGAAGTTTGTATTTGGAACGGGAGACAGGATGAAGTTGTCCACGTCGAATATAGAGTAATACTTCGGGATTCCGGTCGCCCCGGTAGGATTATACTCTTGGAGATACTCAACGTCCTTGTTGAGCAAGAAGACTTTCGACCCCGCCGAAGTAATGTTCATAGCAAACGGCGCTCTGAAGTCCGACGGCACAGCAACGTACTGGTTTCCAGTGGATGCGGACCCAGTAACATTCTTTCGAAACACGTCCAAGTCTACCGAATACAGTATCCGTTCTTCACAGTTCTGTATGAACGTGTTAATGTTACTAACGAAACTTGCTTCGCTATACTCGGTAAAGTCCTCGATAGCCTGCACCAAAGTGCTGTATGTCCAGCCCATGTCAGGTGATCTCCACTGTTACGGTGCCGACAGACGTGATCCCCTGAAGGCTCTTGTTGAGAATAAAGGGGAAGATTTCTTGGCCGACCGGCACGCTCATAGGCTCCACTCGGGACGGGCGGGGCTCATAGATCGCCTGCGGCTCGGTGGGAGGATAGATTGGCTCTAGCTGTGGATGCTTGGAATCGTAGCACTGAACGCAGTTCTTAAACCCGTTCCACTGCTTTTTCAGGGTGAGATACGGATATTGCAGGCCACATCTGTCACAGATGGCAACCGATGCCGAGCCTTGTGCAAACCGTGCCATGTCAGACCACCCTGTAGTAATCTCTTACGGGGGTGAGCGAGAGTGCCGCCCGGTCACGATCTTCACTCATCGCACGATCAAACTCCTCCTCGTATACAGCCTTTAACAACTGAACACGATCCGGGGCTTTCTTCATGGCGATGTAGTAGGCAAGTCCCGCCGCAAGGCAGGGGTAGAAGCGGAACGGAACCTGAAGGGTGTTCGCGCCAGACGCCGCATCGTCCATGCGGACGAGGCGGTCCACGATCAGGTTATAGTTCTGATCCGGCATGGGCCAGAGATAAAGTACCGGGGTTATCTGACGGTCAACCACGTACTGAACGGGTCTGCCCTGCGTTAGCTTGTTCGGGATGTTCAGGTAGTAGTCCCGGCTGATGCGATCAACCGTCAGATCGACCTGCGACGACGTGCCGACACCTGTCGGCATCCTGACAACGACTGTCAGGAAGTCAATCAAGGTGGAGGGGAGCACGTAGCTGGCACTGGCAGAGGTGACAGGAATTGTCACCCGCTCAATGGTCCACTGGTTCAGGCCTCGATTTGACCACTCGGCAAGCAATAGGTTCAAGCTGCGACGAGCAGTGCGCTGATCGTATCCTGTTCGGATCTCGATCCCGCACCGCTCAAACGCCTCCTCGATGTAGTCAGCTACATCGAGTTCGAACGTCTTGGTTCCCGAAACGGCCATATCTTACTTTCCTTTAGCGGTAGCCTTTGGCTTCATCATGCCGCCGCCAGCCATCATCTTAGATTTAACTGCGCCGCCACCAGCCATCATCTTGGATTTCACCATGCCGCCCATCGCCATTTTGCCAACGCCATCGGCTGCAAAAGAGGGGACCTTCTTGCCGCCCTTCATGACCATCGCCATGCCGCCGCCAGCGTAGCCCTTAGCGCCACCGCTCGACATCATCTTGGACTTCATTGATTCCTTAGCCATGTAATTACTCCCTGTACAAGTTGTTGAACGTCACGTCTGGGTCCATGTACGAATCGTCTTGCTCTGCACAGGAGATCCACTGACTTGGCCTGAAATCAGGTGCGCCTTCCCCAGTCACCCAATAGGCCGGGCTGGTAACGCGCACTCGATTGTTCGGCAACGCCACAATGTTTCCTGTCCACTTCCCTGCGTCGGTCAAGATCAACACATGACTTTGCTTGTGTTGAGACGGGTCCTCTGCAATTTCACTCTCAGCGTAGTCAACGGTAAACAGATACCTACCCTTATAGAACTCATTGTCTATTTTGCATAGCCACGGAGAAGGGTGGGCCATCTGTATTCGCATCGCATTGTGGTTATACGAGCTGCAATCCCACGGCTGCACAAGATGCGTCTGCATCCGCTCAGGCCATTGCTCCAAAGGAATGTCGCCCACCAGAGCGGTGATCGGCATCCGCGCCCACATTGCACCTCCGTGGATGTTTGGCTGACTTCCGTCCTCCGCCTCACACCCGGTGAAAATAACCTGAAAGCTAAGAGATCTGTCAGGGATTGTTGTGACAGCAACCGCCAAGGCATGAAGATACTCGCCTTGGTATTTCTGATGCGCGTTAGTGAACTCTTTCCGTACCCAGCATTTGAAGTAAGGAATGTTGCTCGACAAATACATGCAAGGACTTTCTAACCGAGTGTCAGTAAACTTTGCCCTTGCCTAGCCCACGAAGGGCCACGCCACCGCCGCGAACGGAACCCCGAACAAGGCCACCTTCCGCGTACTTGCGAACGGAGCCGCCTCTCTTAAAGCCCATCTCCTCCTCCCCGTAGAGCGCGCTACGGTCGCGAAGCTCTTCGTCAGAAGAGCCGTAGTTCACCGGAGTGTTCTTGCGGTTCATTGCGCCCGCAGGATCGTTTGGGTCCCGCTTAAAAGTTTTCTTAGGTTTTGGTGCGATCTGTGGGTTAGGTTGGCTCTTAGTGTCGCCATACTCCTCTTCCCCCTCCTCTTGAAGAAGTCTCTTGAGGCCTGCCTTATCCGCCGCAGAAACATCGCTGTCGGTGGAGCGTTCAGCATCTTCGCGTTCCCTCTTCGCGCGCTCACGGCGGCGAACCTCCTCCGTTACAGCCGAGGGAACATTATATTGCTTGGAGGATTTCTCAGCCATGTTACAGCCCTACTTTTCGAAAGGAGCTCGTCTTGCGAGCAACAGACTTTGGTTGTTTGACAAACTGTTTGCCCGCAGCTTTTCCTGCGCGCTTGGCTTTCGTTGTAGCCGCGTATTCCTGCGGTGACAAAGATTGGATCGCAGCCTTGGGGAGATACCTCTCCCCTGTCTTGCTCGAAGGCTTACCCGATTTGGTTTGCCAGTCTTGGTCTCCCCAAGCCTTGAGGGACTTCTGAGGCTTCTTCATTTGTCCCGATAGCCTCCGCCCTTGGCCTTGTATTGCTTGGCAAGCAACTGGGCTTTACGAGCCGACCACTGGCCCGAGGCTGTACCCTGCACGCTGGAGGCCTTGATCCGATTAAACAAGGTCTTACGCATCTCGGGTTTGGTGTAGTTCCCAGAGGCGTTGACCTTGCTCTTTGCAGCCTTAACCATCCGGGAACCCTTTCTAAACTACTTGGACTTCTTCTTGCCGCCACCCTTACCGAGCACGATCATCAAGGCAATGCCACCCTTTTTATAGCCCATGCCGCCGGGCTTCATAGCCATGCCGCCACCCATCATCTTCTTCTCTGGCTTAGGTTTAAGACCAGCGACCTTCATCTTCTTTGCGTAATCAGCCTTGGCCGATGCCGGAGTTTTCCCTGTGCCCATAATATCTTCGGTGGAGCCGTAGGTCTTCTTCGCCATGCCGCCCTTCTTCATAGCCATAGGGGCCATGGGAGGCATCATCATTTCGGCAGGAGCCATCTTCTTGCCCTGACGAGAAGCGCCCATCGCACGCTTTTTCATGCGAGCGCCAGCTACTTCCTTGCCCATTCCACCACGAGACATAGCCATGATACTTCTCCTGTTAGCATTTCCACCGCTTACGAGCTTGACTCAAACGGCTGTTTGGATCTTTTGCTGCTTCAGGAAACATCTTGGCTTGGCCCGCCGACCGTGCACAATAGGACTTTCTTCGAGCAGCGCGCTTGCCTTTGGGGCTATCTTCTGTGACAGCAGTTGACAGCTTCGATCCGGGATTGGCTTTCCGATAGGCCTTGACACCTTTTTCTGTCATCCCGGCGCCCGTCTTTGTAGGACGGAAGTTGCCGGATTTGACAGAAGTTTTGATGCCCATGCCCTTAGCCATAGTTTTTAACCAGCTCTAGGATGATTGTGTACTTGTCACCCGCCGTCGCCCCAACAGTCGTGAAGAGAACGTCTCCGGTCTTTCCAGTTCCAGCATTGTTTGTGAGTCCACTAAAGCGAGTGAAATCAAATGTGAAGAACTGGTCAGCCCCAAGAGTCATACACAGAGCATCCGTAGTGGCATCCCATAGGATGTCCACGCCCATGCCAACAGTAACAGCCTCAATCCGCTCAATGCTTACCCCTGTGCAGGGCGCACCATAGTTAGTGGTAAGCGCGGATACATCGACCTTGATGACACCAGTTTCCCCGGTGCCATCAGATATGTTGGTAAACTTCATGACGGCTCTTTTAGTGCCGTCGAAGATTATTTGGCTTGTTACAGCATCAGCCATCTAGGCGCACCCCTATTAGAGATTTTCGGCCTGAAGATAGCGAACGATAATGTCGCCAACGCCGTCACCAGTGTTTGCCGAAAGGGCGTAGATGACAACGTCAGACGAACCAACATTCGTCCAGAGGGCTGTGCGAGTTGCATTTGTACCCGGACCAGCCGATGACTGACCAATAGTTGCAAGGCTGTGAGCCACGACCAACTCGGTTGAGGTGGCGCTGGTGCCGATGCTGATGGTGGCCGCAGCACCGTTCCAAGCCACTGTGGTCAGAAACTGGATGTTCAAGATATGGCTGTAAGCCGGAATGACAATACGGGTCGCCAAGGCAGTAGCGGTCCCAGCCTGCGTGATGGCCTGTGTCTGCGCCATTGCAACAAAGCCGACGTTCCTTATCGTGCCGGGCGTAGTACCCGTCGTGTTCGGAACATCGCCAGCCTTAATCGGACCCGAGAAAGTTGTAACGCCCATCGTAATTCTCCTGCATGATTTAGCCCTGTTGTCTATGCAGCGTCAGCCGGGGCTGTCAACAAGGCCGGGACACCCGGTGTATTTAAACTTTAGAAGAAAAAAGGGAGGGCGTAAACCCTCCCTTTTCATTTGGTTACGCGCCTTGCGAACCGTACATCGCGCGGGGATCAGACCAACCGAAGCTGTAACGCTCGCGAGCCTTATAACGGACGTTGCCCGTTTCAAAGTCGCCTTCCATGGCCGTCTTAATGGGCGAACGCACAAAGTGCTTCATGCCATTCGGAGAGTCGGTCTTTACAAACCAGCCGTCCGTGTCGGTGAGGAAGTGGTTGACGGTGAAGCCCTGCGGCATGTAACCGCCGGTCTTGATCGCGTTGATGTCGTTGTCAGCAGTTCCGGTGCGCTGTTCCGACTTCAAGATACGCTCGGCGGTGAACTGAAGAGCCGGGGGGATAATCAGTTTCATGCCGCGAAGAGCAACCTTCAGGCCGCGCTCGTCGATGAACCCGGCAATGTCAATCAGGGCCTGTTCGAGAGAGGTCTCGTTCAAGTCTGCTTGCGTTGCAAGGGTGTTCGACCAATTACCGCCGCCCGTTGTCGGGTGAGTGGCATTGATGAGCGAAACGCCGTCGCCGCCCGTGTAGCTGGACGAGAAGGCGTTGTTCAGAACCGACGCTGCCGTCACCTGCTTGGTGTTCGACATGCTGCGGGCCAGCGCGCGGGTGTAACGAGCACTGAGCTTGTCGTAGAGGTTGTCCTCTACAGCTTCTTCAGTGATCGCAAACGCCAGCGCGACGGTGTTGTGGGTGTAACGGGCAGTGAAAGCCTCACCAGCCGTATCATAGCTGATGGCGGAACCTTCGCCCTTTACCGGAGCCTGACCGAAGCCAGACAGCATGACCTCTTCTTCAAACGCGCGATCCGAAGTCTCCGTGTCGAAGATCTCAGCATGCTCGTTGTCGTAGCGGTCGTACTCCATGCCGAACAAGGCATTTAGACCGGGCTCAAGTTCCTTGAGAAGTTGTGAACGTGTTATAGCCATAGCTCAAAACTCCCTTTAGATGCCCGCACCAGTACCGTTAGCATTGTAACGGTAGAAGTGGTTGTTGAGGAGGACGATAGCCAGACGACCAGCGACAGAGACATCCGAATTGGAAGGAGAATCCTCGAATCCAATAATGCGGAGGTTTAATGTGTTGGTGGTGTTAGCTGTCGATACTGCGAGTTCACCAGCAGAGAGGCCAGAGATGGCATTGCCGGTTGTCGCAGTGGCGAAGTTAGCGTTGGCATGGACCAGAGAATCCGCAGCAGCCGCATTGCAGTTGATGAGGAAGAGCTGGTCGGGATCTGCCGAGATCGTTGCCGTAGCAGCCGTGCCCGCATACACCGCAGCCGTGCCCGGCCAAGAAGGAGCCCAACGGGGTTTGCCCGTCAGATCAATGTAGTTGCAGCCGAGGAAAGCGCCCAGAATCGGAACGGTGCCACCGTTGGCATTGCCAACAATGTCAATCAGACCGTTTGCCAGCGGAATCACAGGAGTGCCCTGATAGATCACGCTTGCAGTGCCTGCCGTACCTGCCGTCTGGATATTAAACACCATGTCGCCATTGGTGTTCGCTGCGCTTCCAAGCATACGATACGGGCGGAGCCCGAACGAGGCATCAATGTTTGCCATTGCCTAGATCCTTATTGTTTTTCGGAGGAACGATTTCCGCCGAAGCTAACCCGTGACTGTCTTTCAGGACGTATCATGGGCATCGAAGGGTGTTGGTCTCGCATGAGATCGTTGTCTACAGCCTGAATCTGCTCGCGCGTTTGATTCTGGAAGTAGTCGTTTCTCTGCTTAACAATATCTAACGGAATACGGGCTAGGACCAATCCACCAACTGCAATAACCCCGGCATGCTTGCCATCGTTAATCGTGGGGAGATCCCATTCAGGGTATTCCTCGGCGCGAACCAGCTCGAAGCCTTCGCGTAAACGGGCGGAAAGATTCTTCCGGTCGTCGATACCGTTGGCCTCCATTCGGATCCAGCGGTGCTTGTACCCCTCAGGAGGGGCCGGGGCGTCCAAAGAGGACGGGGGTTTCCACGTAAGTGGGCGCGAGTCTTTCTCGCGAACATTCTCGGAGCGGGGCTTACGGTCTATTGTCATAAGACTAACCTTGCTGCTGCAATCGAGTATGTCTTGCATACTCTTCTAAACTAACACCCAGTGACTTGGCAACTTTAATCTGACTTTCTGTCAGTTTGACCTTGTTCCCACCGGACTTAACAGTATTCCTTGCCGATCCCACCATCGGCTGCGGACGGGTATTTTGCGCCACAGCCTTGAATTTATGGGGAAATTCCCCACGAATACGGGAATCAAGCTCTTTGTAGTAATCGTCAGAAGAAGGGTCGAAACCTTCCACCTCAATCAAGTCTGCATGGATGGCATAGGCCGTTGCCGTCATGGCTCGGTCGTTGCCAAACCAGTCATTTCGCTCGGCCCAAGACCTAGCTTTCGGGTCAGGTTGCGGCGCTTGAGGTGCGCGCTGAACCGGAGGAGGAGCTGCGGCGACAGCCGCACGTTGGGTCTCATCATGCTCGCGACGCGCGCGGGTCTGACGGAGCTTGTCGTTCTCAACAGCAAGAGCCGCCAAGGAACTCTGGGCGTCGATCTGGGCGTCGATGTTGCCCTCGTCGATTGCCCGGCGGAGTTCCTCGCGGACCATCTTCTCTTGCGTCTTGAGTCGGTTATCGAACTCTTGCACAAGAGACTTGTCGAGACGATGCGCCCGATCCTGATAAGTGTCGAGCTGGCCTTTCAGACCCTTGGCAAACTCCAGCGCAGCCTGTTCACGGCGCTCGGCTTCTCGGACCTTGTAGGTGAGCTTGTCAATTCGCTTCCTGACAGATTCGGAGTGCTCCTCCAGATCTCTGTCAGCTCTCGCTGATACCGTCTCTTCCTTTTCTACAACGGGAGTTTCCGTTGGAGCCTCGTCCACCAACGTGACTTCTATCGAGCCGTCGTCTTCGTTCTTGTCTTCTTCGGACATAGCAATCTCCATTGCTGCGCTGTCAGACATTGAAGATGTCTGCTGGATCAGCGATTGTTGCGATGACTTCATCGTCGTTGATGATGCGGACTTCTCCGCCTTCGATCCGGAATCGGGCTCCGCAATAGCGACCGATCATGACCCACTGACCCTTTTTGCACCAAGGCCCCATGGGGAACTTTTTAATGTCCGCATAGGCGTCAGGACCCACGCCAAGAACGTAGGCTACAACGGTAGCCAGACTTTGAGACTCTATGTAGGCGTCGGTAAACTCTATGCCACCCTTTGACTTCTTGGATCCTTTGTAGGGGAGCACAAGAAGGCGCCAGCCAGTTGGCTGGGGCATACGACCAAGTACCGTGTCAGGGATTTTAGTGGGGTCGAGAACCCTGTCAGACTCTGAAACAAACGCTTGTTGCAGGCCGGTGGCCTCTGAGCCGGGCTCCTTTGGAACCTCTGTTTCAACAGGCTTACGTGAAAGCCAATTTGGAAGTATGAGACTACCCATCGTCTGGATCACCTTGTCTTTTTAGCAGAAAGCGAAGTTCTTCCTCAACCTCCTTCCACACTTCGAGTTTGCCTCGAAGGTGGCGGAAAGCAGCATAGTCCTGAACCGAGCCTTCTGTAATCGCCTCAGTGACTGTCTCGCGCCGCTCACGGATTACCTTAAACAATCTGTCAATAATGTAAATATCTGACACGGAGGTTTTCCTTATTTTATCTAAAGACGTGACAGATTACTTCTTCTCGCAATACCCTTCACGACGGGCATTGTTGATCTTGACCTCTGTAATTGTCTGGGCTGTGTCCTTGGAAGACCACGACACATCCCTCCAGACCGAGCAGGCTGACAGGTTAGTCTCTTTTGTGCCCATCAGATTCGAGCAACCTGTCAGGACTGACAGCAGCATTATCCCCAGAACTGATCGCATTTTGTACCCTCCTCAGTGCGTCGGCTTGCGCCGCTGCGGTAACTTCTGCAATGGCGTCACCTCGTATCTTGAGGTAGACGCCACCTAAAAGAGACAAGACCACGCCCCCTATAAGGATGTACTTGCCCAGAGGACTGAACAATAACCCCATCACGAACCCTCCTCGTCGAGCCTTTGCTTGCGGAAATACCAGACGGCTGCTGCTGCGGCGATGATAACGACAAGAATCAGGATGGTCGGGCTGAACGATCCGAGCAGATCGCCGCCCTCACGAACCATCGGCATGACTTCCTGCACAACAGCAATCGTACCCAACCCACCCGCCGCAACGGCAGCGTTGGCCTCCTTGGACTGGGTAATTGATTTACGCGCCTTGGGCTGATCCGGTTCTGCACGGGCTTCGTCAACAGAGATCGGCTTCTCTGTATCGAGGCCGCGCCAGAGTTTAACTTCTGCCCTGCGACGGCGAACGAGGCCCGGTAATTCCTTACCACCGCCCTTGGTCCATTTCATAAACTCGGCAGGAACCTCGTCAAACTTGCCAGCGTTGACTCTCTTCAGCAGTGTGGATTTAGCCAGAGCGCCAACGCCCGCGTTGTAGGCAAAGTCAACCAACGCGTCGAACTGGCCTTGTGTCAGATCGACTTTGACGTACTTGCGAACACCAGCCTCGTACTGCTCCATATCCTCCTTGAGGATTTCTTCAGCTTCGTCCTTGGTAATCACGAGATCGGGGTTAACGATTGGAGCGCCTGCGGCGGACGTGTGACCGTAGCCAATGGTCCAGACCGCTGCCGGGCACTTGTACGCCTTTAGTCTAAGGCCTTCGAACTCTTTTACTGTGGCAAGGCCTGCTGCTGACATCTTCATTTTAGTTCTCCCTATTTTGCGATCTCACGCGCAGTTTGGTTAATTCGGGATTTCACAGCGATTATATCACGCGGCTGTTGTTTGAAAGCAACTGCAACATATCCGACCATGTGGCCTGCGTCGGGCGGTGCAGATCCCCGGCATAGATAGGTCACGTTGCGACTTAGCAACCAGTCGCCAAGATCAGACGACGCCTCGAATGGTTCACAGGCTATCTCGCCGTTTAGCATCGCGATTGCCGCGCGGTTCCGAGCCGGTGATCCGGAGAAGAACGCGCCTTTGCGTCCTTCTAACGGCAAGTATCTGCCATCCGATGACAGGACAACTTTTGTGGTACGAGCGTTTTTACCAAGGTCAACCGAATGGATCATCACGGCTTCCGCCTTTAGATCGCGCATCAGTAGGCCACCTGCACCCGCTATATGCTGGTCGTCCATTAACACCGGCATTGTATCGCGACTGAGCATCGAGCCGACAAGCTTGTCCTGCTGCTCGTAGATGATGTAGCCAGCCAGACCAAAGACGCCCAGCCCGATAACTGTCGCCAGCTTAAACGGGCTGTCGATCCACTTTACAAGATCAAGCGCCTTGTCGATTGGTCCGCCGGGAGGCTTGGGAGGTGCAACAACTTCAACAGGCTTGGCAACAGGCTTCTTGCGAGCAACAGGCTTTTTTGCCGGTGGCTTCTTTGCTGCTGTTTTTTTGACAGGTGGTTTTGCCATTATGCCATCCAAACCGCTAGGGCAAGTAGTCCTGCCATAATTGCCAAAGCTGCCAACACAACCATCCCCAGTTGAGTCAAGTCCTCACGCATCTGCTGGGCTTCACGGGCTTTCTGTTCTTCGAGTCTTCGTTGTTGCTTTCGCACCTTGATGACCTCTTTTAGAACTTCCTCCCAACCCCTTACACCGTGTATCGCAACGAAATCATTCTTGACCTTCTCAGCCATCTCCGCCGCTTGCTTCCGCTTCATGACCGTATCGAGGGCTAACTCCTCGGCGGACATCTTGCTAAACAGCCCCGGCTTCGGCGGAGACTTACTTGCCTGCGTTAGTTTAGCAACCGACCCATACAATTTCGCGACATCGCCGCACATGGTGTTAAGGTCTTTACCAACCTTAATGCCCTGCTGAACGGCGTTGTACGCGGTCTTTGCTGCGCCGAAGATGAGCGCAATCGTAGCAGGGTCCATACCATCATCTCACGGTCTTGGCCCCCGCTAGTCGGGCCACACTAGCTTACAGTGTACTTCTGCGGACGGAGCATGGCCCCGAAACCACGGGCAGTCTGTTCGCCCTTGGTTGCCGCCGGGATCGGAAAGTCCTTCGGGCCACCTGTCTGGACAACGCCCTGACGAACAATGTCCTGATTGGTTGCAACTACAACGTCAGGTTTTTTGCCCCGGAAGTTGGGGTTTGATTGCTGGCCGGATTTGCCGCCAAGGGCCGGGATACGGTTTGCCATGATATTTCCTTACGTGGAGAACCTGTTGCCTGAATTGGCAAGGGAGCCAATGCCTGAGATAAACTTGGATATATCATATTTGATTGGGGTCGTACTAGGATCTATCGCCGCAGTAGACGCCCCGTCACCCTCGGTAAGATACCCCATGTCAGCAAGGTATTGGATTTCCTCCGGAGTTAGGGGCCTGCGACGATCAGGCTCCCCACCCCCGTCAGGAGTGCCGTCTCTGTCAGAAGTGCCACCCCTGCCAGTAGTTGTAGCGCCTTGTTGAACTGCGCCCGAGATAGTCTCATACGGGTCAACCCCGTAGGTGGAGATGTTGTATCCGGGCGAAACCGCACCCTTGCCAAGGCCGGTCAAGTTACCTGTTCGTCCCGCAATGTCCGCCTCGGTGTAGGAAGGCCCCGTAACCGTAGGCGCAACTTCAGCCCTTTCATCTCCTGCCAATCTATCACTAAAGCTCGTCCCAACATATCCTGTAACGCCCGGAGTAAAATTAGGGTTTAGGGTGCCGTAGGGGCTGAGTGCAGTATCCGCTAGATTCGGACCAGTGTAAGCAGGGCCAAGGAAAGAAAGATCTGAGGATGGAGCAGTCAGACCGAAACTGTTAGTGATGACGCTCTCCGGAGAAGTCATGTAGGAGGTGAGCGCCGCACGATCCGCGTCACGTTCATCCCGCCCAAATACATTGTAGTTTGAGGTCACGGGGTCAAAGAAGTCCGCACTGGTAACGTCTGGGTCGTCAGCTTGATTGAGGTCCGTGTTGTCTACGACAGGATCGGCGGTGCTTAGGTTCGGAGCAGTGTTCACAGTCTCGTATGGATCAACCCCATAGTTCTGTAGCTCGTTAGTTAGATAGGCATCCACGGCTGCACGGTCGGCATCTTCCCGAGCAAGAGCCTCCCGCGTTTCCGGAGGTGCGTCAAAAGGCGTGTTGTAGGGATTTGATACAATATCCTCGGCCTTTAGGTCCGAAGTTAAATACCCTTGGGTGAAAAGCCCCACGGCAGTATTCATCATAGCATCAAACGCAAGCTGTCCGGGCGAATTAACGCCAAACTGAGCATCGGCATCCTCGGCATCCGGATCAGGGGCATCCGGATCAACGGTTGGATCAACCTCCGCCCGGCCCGAACCGGGACTAGATGGAGACCCGGTTACTCCAGTAATGTCGCCAATGTACTCATTGCCGTAGATGTCCCGCACATCTCGACCGTACTCGTCAAGATTGCTTTCGGGATCAGCGTCTCCTCTGTCACCGAACAAGCCGCCCAAGAAACCTCCCAGATCGCCAAGGAAGCCGCCGCCGGGATCACCACTATTTGGATCGCCGCCACCTCCCGGACCACCGCCACCTTCGTTGTTGCCGGTGTTGCCGTTCTCGTTGCTGCCGCCAAAGTTACCGCTAAAGCCGCCGCCATAGTTGCCGCCGAAGCCGCTGTCAGGAGCCCCGCCGTAATTGCCGTCGCCTTCGTTGCCACCGCCGCCGCCTTCGTTACCGCCGCCGCCTTCGTTACCGCCGCCGCCATCACTGCCGTCGTCAAACATGGGAGCGCCGGTACGGGGGTTTATCTTGTTCTGTGCGGAGCCTGCAACAAACTGCTCATAGTCGAGTCCAGACTTCTTAAAGGCTTGGCGTAGCGCCCCTTCCACAGCGGGGAACTTCTTTTGGAAATCCAACGGCAACACAATCTCTCCGGGAGAGAGATGCGCCATGATCCTATCGCGCCCCTCGCCTAAGCGAGCTGCCTTCTTAACCGCTTTCTTCAGAGACTTCGTAGCCATCATGCGCCTCACGAATACGGAAAGAGTGAAGCAATTCCATCCTGCGAGGATTCCTCCTGCTGGCGAGCCGCCATCAGATTAGGTATCCCAAGGAGAGGCGCAGCCTGACGCTGGTTCATGCTCTCATAGTACCGTGCAAGGTTCTGAATGTCACGACCACTACGGTCAGACGTGCTGCGGGCAGCGGTCGCCGGAACGGTTTCCTCCAGCACATCCGCCGTGGATTCCGCCACCTGCTCTTGCTGGGGCTCACCCTCAACAGAAGCTCGCGGTGAACCACGGCCCCCGGCCCACGTAACCAGATCAGATTGCGTAAAGTCGGAAAACGGCTTGTCACCCAACCTTACGTTGCGGTTGGCCTTGATCGCATCCTCGCTCAGGATCTTGCTGATCGGAGTATCTGGTGCAGACTTCAAAGCCTTCGCAGCGCCCGCCGGTCCAGCAAACCAAGCCAGATAGACGTTGCCCTCTGTCGGCTCAATCCCCTGACGGGTAAGCGACGGCACCACCTCGCTTTGCAGATAATAGTCTGCCGTCTGCTCTTGGATCGCCCGACCTTCTTCGCTTCTGTCAGTCTTCAGCTTCAGCAGCTCCCTGTCAGTCGCGCCCCGCAAATCAGGTCGCGCCTTTCTGACAGCACTCAGCCAAGTCGAATCCGTAAACTGATACTTGCCCCCTGCCGACGAGGTTCTGCTACGAGCGCCGTAATCACCGCCGCTCTCACGAGAACCAATGTTCATCAGGTAGGGGTTGCGTTCCATCAGAAGCCCTTCCCAATGTTAGACAGGTTGGCGCGCTCAAGCGACACATTCGCCCGGAGCTGGGCGATGTCCTCATTTGACTGACGACGCTCCTCGTCCATCTTGGCCTTCATCTCCATCTTGCGCTCTTCAAGGTCGATCTTGAGCACAGTCTCCTCTTCTTCCGCCTCCATCTTGCGCTCCTTGATGTCCAAGTCGCGTTTCTGGAGTTCGATAAGCGGGTTGTTCGCGCCATCAGCCGGAGGCGGAGCAATCGCTGCCATGATCTGATTGACCATCGCAGCCTCAAGTTTGGCCGCGTTGCTCTGGATCATCTCCGGCGGTGGCGGGTCAGGGGGCGTCATCATGCCCGTTGATGGGTCCATCTGCGGCTGCATAAGCTGTTGCATCTGGCTCATCACCGTCTGCATAGCTGCAAACGACACATGCTCGAACACATGGCCCAGCAAAATCCCGTACACCTGCGGCGATGACTGGATCAACGGCGTCTTGATAAATGCAATATGCGCGTCGATGTGCGCCAGATGATCCTGCTGCTGAAACGCCCGCAAACTCGGAGCCCCGTTCGGCACCACCATCGACCGTGCGTTTTCCAAAGCCGGACCTTCCGGTTGCGGCTCAGGCGGCGGCGGCAGAATCAGGTTAATGTCATGCACGCCCAGCGCCGTATACATCCGGCGATACGCCTCATACGTGTTGTGCATCTGAGGCGCAGCTTGGGCCAAGGTCAGTTGTTGCTGGGCCAAGGCAATCCGCTGCGTCATGCTGAAGATGTTCGGGTCGCTGACAGGAATCACGTCCACCCGACCGTCAAAATCTTGACGCTTGATGCTAGGCTTCTGACCTTCGACCGAGTACGGGTATTCCGGCGGCATGTATTCCGCAAACACATCCGCCAGCAACCGAAGCTCTTGCTTCTGGGCGTAGTGCATCCGCTTGTGGACCGCGCTCATCACACGGCTACCACGCTCCAGCAACGCAATCGTCGTCCCGACCGGGAGTTCCTGATTGCCGTCACCCATGCCCAAATCAGTTGAGCCGATAAACTTCTCGCCTGCTGTCACGCAGAACCCAAGCAATTGCATCAGCGTTGCACTCGGCTCTTTGTATGGCAGCGGCATCAAGTTATCGCGCAGCGCGCCGCCCGGTGCATCCACATCCCGCCACTCGCCGGGCTGGATCGGGCTTTCGGCGTCCTGAATACGCATCCCCTTGGCCTTGAACCCCGCCGGGATATTCGCCAGCGTGCCAGCGTCAATCAGTTGGCGGAGGACAGAGGTCGAAGAGCGGGCGAGATTGCCCAAAAGGTGCACCAACCCAAAGCCATAGAACCCCATCCCCGGCAGCATCTTGTAGTGGACGAAGTACGACTTCTTCTTCCGCTTGGGATCAGCCTCCTTGAAGTTCCGGCGGATGGACAAAACCGTCCCGCTCGTCGCATCCAGCGTGACGATATACGGTAGCTGGATACCTGTCGGCTCACCGTTCTCGTCCTTGTCCTCAAAGCCCGGTATATCCAACGAGCAATGGCACTCGTACAACAGATAGTTGTCAGGCTCGCCGGATGGCTCGATGCCAGAAATGCTGTCAGTCTTTTCCTCAATCTGATCGCGCTCGGTCTCCGTCGGGACACTCAACTCCACGTCCCGGTAAAACCCTGACACCTGCTGCTTACGCAGGTTGTTCTCCGAAACACGCAATACATGAGTTACACGCTCCGCCGTCCCTAAATCTCTAGAAGCATACGGAACAATCAAATCCTTTGGCAGAATGTAGGGCGACACCGCCCGCTGCAATTCCCCGTCGTAGTAAACCTTCTTAAACGCGGACCCGCCATACCCCAGATAAAACAGCATCTGGTCAAACTCGGGGTCGTACTCCTCCATCTCCACCGTAATCTGGTAGTTCATGTAGGCCTTGATGCGCTCCGCCTGCTGCTCTTTCTCAGGCGTCGTATTCCCAGCAATCTGCGTCCGCACAGGACCGCCCGCAGGCAACATCTCCTTGTAGGCCTGAGCCTGAAACTGCGTTACAGCCTCGTTAAGAAGGGGATGAACGACACCAGTAGAACCGTTAAATGGTTCCGTGCGGTCCTCATACGTGAGACCAAGGAGCGTAAGCCCCTCTTCATACGCCTTCTTCCAATCCTCGCGGCCCGCGTCATCCTCTTCAATCGAAGAGCAAAGGTCCTTGCTGATTGTTGAAAGCTCCGTGTCATCAAGGACTTCCGCAAGGTTATCTCCAAAGCCCAGCGACGATATGTCCAGAGACTCGATGTCACGTCCAAATATGACTGTAGCGCCACCCTCGTCGTCTTCCTCAATCGTTACATCCTCTTCTGTCTCAAAGCCCTCTTCCTCTGGAACCTCGACCTCCATCCCCGGACCTTCGTCCATGGGTGAGGGATTGTTGGGAAGGGCTTGTTCAATTCCGGAATAGGGAGATGCCATCAGTAGTATACCCTGTTGGTGGACCGTGGTTCGTCGTCCATCTGGTAATCATCAGGATGGGACACAAACCCGCCCTGCCGGAACCGCATCAAAGCCTGCGTAGCACAATCGACCATATCATCATGATCGGCAAACGGGAAGGCCGCGATTTCCTCTACGACCTCCTCCGCCCACGAAGCGTCCGGCCTCCACACTAAACCAGACTCAAACATAGGCGCTACAGCATTAACACGCGCGTGCTTGTCGTTGCCCCTGCTTGGCGAGAAGTTCACGACAGGTATTCCCATCTGCCGCAGCTCCTGCGTCAGAGGCATACCCGCAGCCTTCGCCTCAATCAAAATCGTGTCAGGCTCCCAATACTTGTACTCTTCATACGCAATCCGCTTCAGCTCAGGAAACTCCCACCGGCCTTTCCTAGCGTCCAAAAGAATCACGTTCGGCCCCGAGTCCTCCTTCGGGTAAAACACACCCCACGTCTGTATCGCCGTAAAGTCAGAGGTCCGTGTTTTCAGGTACGCCGTATCGTAAGACTGCATAACATACTGTAAACGCGGCACCTTCTCCGGTTCCCAAATCTGCCACCAGTCCCGCTTGATAATCGCCGCCGTGTCAGAAGTCGGCTGCTGCATATACTGCGCTTGCCACTTCGACGAACTGATGGACGCACGGATCTTCTCCAACTCCTCCAGCTTCCAATACTCCGGCCACAGAGATCTGCCAGAGTCCAAGATCGCCGGAAACTCGACTATCTCCCACTGGTCAGCCTTCGGGTCCGTCGCCTGCTGCTTGAGCAAACGCGCCGTCAGGTCCTTGTCGCCCCAACGAGTCATAACCACAACAATCGCCCCGCCCGGCTGCAACCGCTGCCGAGGTCCCGACATATACCAGTCCCACGCCGCATCCAAAGCCGTCGGCGATAGCGCGTCCTGCTCCGAGTGCGGGTCGTCCACAATGAACAAATCAGCGCCGCGACCCGCAATGTTCGACCCAACACCCGCCGCGTAATACTCGCCGCCGTCGTCCGTCTCCCACCGATAAGCAGCCTTACTGTCCGCCCTCAACTTCACCTGCGGGAACACCTGATGGTAGTCCTCGCCGTCCATCAGGTTCCTGACCTTGCGGCCAAACCGAACCGACAAATCCGCAGTATGCGTCGCCTGCATGATCTTCTTCGTCGGCATCCGCCCAATGAACCACGAGGGAAACAAAAAGCTCGCAAACTCAGACTTCGTATGCCTTGGCGGCATGTTGATAATCAAACGCTTTAACTCGCCACGAGCCACACGCTCCAGCTTGTCAGCAACAATCTTATGATGCCGCCCGGCCACAAATCCCGGCCACACGTACTTCACGTAATCAATAAAGCTCTCCCGCGCCGTCTCCTGCTTCGTCATCTTAACAGCACGGTCCAAAAGCTGCGCGTACCGCTTGGCAGCCTCATCAGGCAGTAATTCCAATGCAGACATGAGAGATCTCCGTGAACCTTTGTTCTACTTACAAAAGGTTAAGAAGTAAAGGTTAGAGGGCCGTGGGCAGAGCAGGATGGTGATTGCAAAAAGATCCCGCAGATTTGACCACCGTCCGATGTTTCACGTGAAACATTTTTTTGATGGGGGTGGGGGTAGGGTCCCTTGAGGGGTTTGTTTGGTTTACGGGGGTGAGGTTTGCAGAGGTGGTTGGGTGGGGGTTTGGAAAACCGGAGTAAACTGTACCTGGACCATGGACCTCTGGAAGTTGCTGATTTAGCGAGACAAACAGTGATATATGTGCGTCCGTGCGCGACGCGCCCCGTTTAGGGGGGTCGCCTATGTTATAACGTTACACCATGGGCAGAGGTCAAGGGGCAAGGGACCCGTGACAGCCGCCTGACAGCCGCTGACAGCCTGACAGCCTCCGTCGATCATCGACCACTGACAGAACAGCAGGGGGCGTGGGCCGGTGACAAGACGCTGACAGTTTGCCGGCTGACAGATCGGTGTCAGATAATCGTGGGGCTTTTGTCAGATTACCGGCTGACAGATCACGGACCGGGCGCAATGGTGAGGGGATCTTGGACCGGCGACCAGGTGGACTGACCTGGTGGATTTGGTTCGGAGATGAGGGGGCGGGGCTGGGAGTTAGTTAGGTCAGTGATGCTGACCAACATTTTTAAAAATCAGCATCCAATTTGGTTGACAGCCGACGCGGCGCTGAAATAGGATGAACCGTAGACTAAGCCGAGAAAGGGTAAGTCATGAGCGACCAGATTATTTTAGGAGTAGCGCGCCGATCAATCGTGCGCCGGGCGATCACCAGCCACCACGGCTGGACCGCCTACCGGCGCGAACACGGATTGGACGCCAGCAGCCTTGGCACGACAGAGTGCATTGCAGCCTGCAAGGCTCTTGGAATTGACATCTACGCCGTGCTCGCAGCAGCAGAGGCGAGCAACACCACAACGCAGGAGGACAACATGAAGGAACGCAACATAGACGCGGCGACATTTGCCGCAGCCGTTGAAGGTTACAGAGAGATCCGCTCCTTCCTGCCATGGGACGGCGCGGAGAACGTCAAATGTGACAGCATAATTGACACGGTTCAAAACAAACAAAACGGCGCGGCAACGTCGGCGCAGTATATGTGCCTAATACGCGCCACCGAACAGGGACAGGCGGCACGCGCCGCGAAAACAGGACAGGCGCAGACGGCCACGACCACGACCACGACGCCTCCGGCAGTCGTGCCAGATGCAGCCGTGACAGCCGCCGACCCGGCAGGCGCAGCACTTGGCGCGATGGTGTTGCCGCACATCCTCGGCGCGCTGGCGCCCGAGATTACGCGCATCGTCGAGCGCCGCCTTGAGAACGTGCAGACCGTCCGGATCGAGGTTGCCCGGCACGACGGCACAACCGGCAAAACCGAGGGACACACGCACCCGCAGCTTGCGCGCCTACTCCGCACATGCTCGTCGCGTATGACCTCAGGCTATACGCCAAACGCGATGTTAGTCGGGCCGACCGGCACCGGCAAGACCCACGCGGCGCATCAGGTAGCGAGCGCGCTTGGGCTGGAGTACTACGCGCACGGCGCGATGAGCATGTCGCATGAGCTTTTGGGCTTTACGGACGCGCACGGACGGACACATCGGACGCCTTTCCGGGATGCGTTTGAAAAGGGCGGGCTGGTTATCCTTGATGAGCTTGATAGCTGGGATGCAGGCGTAACGCTGGCGCTCAACGCGGCGCTCGCGAACGGATATGCGGGCTTTCCTGATGGTATGGTCGCGCGGCATCGGGATTGCGTCATCATCGGCGCAGGTAACACGCACGGGACAGGCGCGACGGCTGATTTTGTCGGGCGCAATCGCCTCGACGCTGCTTTTCTGTCACGCTTTCCGGTCAAGCTCCAGTGGGATGCAGACCCGGCGCTGGAGGTTGCAATCTCTGGCGATGCGGCATTTGCGCGGCGCGTACAAGCAGCACGCGAGCGCGCCCGCGCCGTGGGTCTCAAGCATCTGATTGACTTGCGCCAGATGCAAGCGGGCGCGGCACTTATCGCTGCGGGCTTTACGAGCGACGAAGCAGCCGACTTAACCTATCTCGCCGGGTTGAGCGCCGACCAGCGCCGCATGATTGAGGGGGTCTAAGATGCACAAGTTCACGCTTCCTGCAATCGACGCCATAGCGGCGCGCGATGGATGCAAGACGACGCTCGACACATACGCCATTGGCGACATGACGCAGACGGCGACGCTTTTCAAGAGCGTCAACAAGGCGCGCCCCGCCCGTTCGGACAAGGGCGACGCGTGGCGCGGCGGGCTGTCATTCGACGCCAGCATGCGCTGCCTCCGCGAGGGAAACCCCGCCATTGTCGCGCGCTCCGATGAGTTTTTGACCCGCTTCGAGGCCTTGCACCTAGTCTCGCGGCGCTGGCGCACGGTTGCAGCAGTCGCCGGGGGCGTCCCGTGCGTCCCGGCAGCACTGGCAGGCCACCCGCTGGCAATGCGTCAGCGTCAGCGCATCAGCAGCGACCAAGCACCGCTCGCAATCATTGTGGACATTGCCAGCAGCGCAGGCATCGACAGCGTTGACCTTGAAAAGCGAGGCGCCGCAATCTTGGCGCTCGTGCGCCTTCTGTCAGCCGCCCGCCCGGTCTCGCTATATGTTGGCGTCAGCGTAACGGCGGGACATCTGCGGGACCAGCGACGCCATGACGCCTGTCACATATTCACGCGTATGGACACCGCCCCGCTGGACCTTGCCCGCGCAGCGCACATGCTATGCCACACCAGCACGGCGCGGAGCCTATACTATGGCGCAGCCTATGAAGTCACGGGCGCGCCAGTAGACACGCAAAATCTACACTGGCCGTACAGGGGAGGCCAAGACGCAATCCGCGCGCACGCGCACGCAATCCTAGCCCGCGCAATCCCCGACGCAGCCGCCAGCCTTTATATCGGCGCGGCGCATATGGACGACGCAACGATCAAGAACCCCGCCTTGTGGCTGGAAACCATGCTCAAGGAACACGGCGGCGCGCCCGTTCAGGAGGCCGCCTAGGAAGCCCACCAGCGCCCGGCAATCGTCGGGCGCACCCACACCCCCAGACAACGCGCCAGAGGCGCAGGAGACCTATCCCATGGCCCGCTTCAACCACGCTTTCGAACTTGCTTTCTCATTGGAGACGGATCGCGAGGACGCTTCGGACGTTACGTCCGAAATGCTCCGCGAAGCTTTGCTTGAACGGATACGCACCCTTGACGCAAACAACGAGCTTGCGGAGGCCTGCGGCGCACCGTGGGACACGTGCGAAGCCTGAGCAACGCGCCCACCCCTACTAACGCGCCGAAGGCGCAGGAGACCTATCCCATGGACGAGAACGCACACAACGGCGACCAAGAACCGAGCATCGTAACAGCCGACAACGGCGACGCACTAGGTTGGTTCGCCTACTCCCCGACGCGCCAGCAATGGCGCAGCCTGACGCCCTCCGGCACGCTGGCCTTTCACGCGGACGCGCGCGAGGCCGAGCTTCACCTTCGCCATAGCCTGCCCTCTGGGAATCGACCGTCACCGCGCCCTTAGGAATCGACCGTCACCGCGCCCTTTCACTGGAAACCGACCGTCACCGCGCCTCTTCCGGAGGTGCGGTGTTTTTCTTTTTGAAAAAGTTCACGCCTCCGGTCGGCTTTTTCTTGCGCGCGCCGGGCCGCTCTCGGATTGCCTCGTCATATTCCGCAATCGCGCGTGGCGGCGGCAACCTGACAAGTTTGAGTTCGTATCCCAGCACCGTGCAGCATCGTATGATCGTTCCAAAAGACAGGTCGCGCTGGCGCTTTTCCGCTTCAAACAGGGTCGCGTGTGACAGACCTGACGCCAGACAGACGCGCCGCCTTGAGATCTTGATGTTGCGGGTCTGCCTTGCGTGGATGATTGCCACGTTCATGAAATCATAAAAATCTTGCGGCACAGCTATGCTAAAGCTGACAGGGTTACGTTTTGTCATTACGCCTCCGGATGAAATCCAACATCGCGAACCAGTTCGGAGGAAGGTGCGTTTCAAAGTCCGTCACCGCGTCCATCCCACGGTTTAGATTCATCACCTTGTCGCCCCGGTACAATCTGACAGACTGGCCCGCCGGGTGGCTGACAAGATTCCAGATCCTGTCAGGCGTGGATGCGGCGCGCTTCATCTGCCACGCCACCTGTGCGGGTCTCCACAAGCCCTCGGTCTTGAAGCTGACAGTTTTTACGACCTTCAGCTCCAGCCAGAACTCAAGGTCCGTCATCGCGCCGTTAAGGTCGGGGATGCCAGCGCCTACGCGGGCTTCGATCCTCGTCCAATGGACCATCTTCGTCGTCGCGGTTTGGAGGCTCTTCCAAAGTCCGGCCTCGGTACTCAGGCTCTTGGCGGTCCGGCTCATGTCCAACCTCATCGGGGACGGGTTCAAGGACTTCTTCAAAGGTTACATCCTCGATCAGTGACAGGTCTTGCTTGGGTGCTGGGTTTGCCGCGAGAGCAGGGTATTCCTGATGCAGCTTCTCAATCTCGGCCAGCACCTCCTCGCGGCTCATCTGGTCGATCTTGCCGATCATGATCTCGTGCCGTGCGATATACAGCCCGGCCACCTGACCACGGTTCTTCTCTGCCGCGATGGCAGCAGAGTAGTTCTTGTCAGCCAAGGCCATGTCTCGCATCTCTGCCAGCTTCTTTACATGGTTCTCAAAGGTCACTTCGAACCGGCGTGACAGCTCGTGCTTCAGCTCCACAATCCGGCGCAGGACGTGAGGGTAGTCGCGCCCGTTCAGAAACCGTGACGCAGCAAAAGCCGGGTTCGAAAACCCAGCCCGGCGCGCCGCCTCCGTCTGCGTGATATTGCCAGCGGCATAGTTCAAGCAGAAGGTCTCCTGCTTTGCCGTTAGTCCATAAGCCCGCTCACCCATGACCCTTAGGGCCGTGATCGGGATGCGTCGTTTCGGGTCTGACGAAGCCAAGCTTACACCTCCGGGGTCCGTTCAAAATCGAGGTATCAACATACGTTGACAGCTCGACGAACGCAAGCCTGACAGCACATGCCTAAGAAACAGGCACCTTTTATTCCACAAAAGTTAGTCTAGCGCCACGCCCAAGCCCGCTTTCAGGCCGCGCGCCCCACTTTGCCTAAGCCCACTATATATATTGGCGATATAGTCTGTAAGTCATTGAGTATACGGATATAGTGAAATATTGGGCCGGGGAGCGTTTTTTTTTTTTTTTTTTTTCGCGCATGACGTTATTCCAACTATATCCGTATACTCAGACACTTACAGACTATATTTTCAATATATGTTTTCCCCTTATAGCAACCCCCACCGAAGCCCCTCCCCCTGAAAAACCCTCCAAACCCCCTTGCGTTGCCCTTGAGACTGTGCTTATCTTCATATAGCCGTAATACGGCAACCGATCCGAACCACCGACTTAGAAAGGGCAGTGGACCATGGACTTCGAAACCAAAAAAGGGGAGATCGATCACCTCTCCTCCTCCGAACTAGCCGACGTAGCCGCCGCCCTGATGGTTTTGTTCAGTGCGCGGGCGTGTGGCCGCGCCGACATAGTTCGCGTCCTTGAGAACTGTCTTGTTGAGAATCCGGACAGCAGACCCGCCTCCCCTGCCCCGTGGCATGTAATCCACGACGAGGACCTGATTACCCTGCACCGTCACGACGACACCAAGCCTGTCTTGTTGTTCACGAAGAGGAACGCGTAATGGCGACCAAGCCCAAAGCCTCTAAGTCCACCCCTGTCTTTGCAATCGTGGTTGAGCGTACCGTCAGGCTCCAGCATGTGTTGATGGTGTCAGCTTCTGACGTGGATGCTGCCCTCGAACAAGCTGAAGCTGTAGCCAACGAGATGGACGACACTGCCTTCGACTGGCGGGAGGACGGGCACGACGCGTGGTCAGCGTTCGGTCGTCGCGACTCTGACACCGGAGAACTCTGATGTTCTGCACAATGGTCCTTGGTCTGTGTGCAAGCCTGTACGGCACCCCGGCTGCGATAGAGGGCTACCCGACCGCCTACGACGGCGACACCCTCTATTTTGCAGGACGAAGCGTGCGCCTGTACGGCATCGACGCCGAGGAGATGGACGAACCCAACGGCAAGGCGGCTAGGGACGCCCTACGCCTGCTCCTCAAGAACTCCCTAGCCGTCAGGTGCTTCCCAGTAGGCGACCCCTCCCACGGACGCCCTGTGGCGCATTGTTACACCTCTGACAGCCGCTCCTTGAACGCCTCGATGGTTTCGATGGGGAAGGCCTTGGACTGCCCGCGCTATTCGCGTGGTGAGTTTGCCCGGTTTGAGCCTGCGGGCGTCCGGTCGAAGCTAAAGCAGAAGCCTTATTGCAACACAAGGACAGTGAGCCATGGTCACTAACAAAGAAGCCGACTTCCAGTCTGACCCGGTGGTTTCGGTTGAAATAGAGATCGCCTTCATTGGGGAGCGCCCGTCCAACATGACGCCTATGGAACATTCGACGTCGATTATTTGTGCCGTGGTCGCTGGAACGATGCAAAAGGTCGTTCAGTTTCTGGACGAGAACCCGGACATTGTTGGCGCGAAGAGCAAGAACGGCCAGCGAATTGTGATTATGAACGCGGCCACGATAGCGATGGTTGAGCAGCTCTGTGCGATTTGGAAGGCTCAAGGCAGCGAGTGGGAGAAGCTTCCGGAGTTCGTGAAGATGATGGCGACTTTGTATTTAGAGACGCTTGGCGCGGACGATGGCAAGGGGCGGTACGTTTATCCAAACGTGGAGGAGATCGGCCATGCCTGAGCTGAAGAATACTGGCAAGGACGCGGAATACGAGGACATGCGTGGTCGCGTCCTGAATATGTGGTCAGGGTTCCATGGTCCGTTGTACACGAGCACCGAGATTGCGGCTGAGTTCAACATTACCCGCAACAAGGTGATCGGCATTGTAATGCGGGCGCGGTTGCAGGGGGACCTGCGGGCCACGATCCGTAATCCAGCTCTGGCCCGCAAGGGGCGGCGTGTAAAGCAAGAGCCCGCACGAAATGGGGAGGGGGCTTTCGTGCGTCCGGTTCCTCCTGCGGCGGCGACCACCCCACCAGCGGCGTCCGATTCTGCATATCTGCAATCCTCTGCGTTTTGTTTCTCGAAGAACGCCAAGGCCAAGACTGTGCTGAACCTTGGGTATGACGAGTGCCATTACCCTTTGGAATCTGTCACGAACGACGGCTTCCGGATTTACTGTGGCTTGGACGCGTCGGAAACGGTGCGCGATCATCAGAAGGCTTACTGCCAAGAGCATTACAATCGGATGTTCTATCGGAGGGATAAGCCCAGCCCGAGGCGCAACTTTTATAGGGGCATGCCCAACAGTGAGATGAAAGAGGGGGGCGAATGAGCATCGCCCAATTCAAAGACGAGACGGGCAACCGCTATGGTCGGTTGACGGTGGTCGAGCGGGCGCGTGTCAAGCGCACGTTGCAGGAACGCTCGGGGTCCATATGGCGTTGCTTGTGCGACTGCGGCACGGTTTTGCTGGCCCGTGGCTATGAGTTGCGGAGCAAGACGCTCAAGGAATGTGTGAAGTGCAATGCTGCATGGGGAGACGGTAGATGAGCGATGATCTTGGAACACCTGACAGACCAAAGAACATGCTAGAGGCCCAATTTTGGACCTTCCACGAGATCAACCCGAAGGTTTATTCGCTGTTTAGCAGGTTCGCCATTGAAGCGGCTTACGCTAACAGGAGAAATTTTGGAGTAGGTGCGATCTTTGAACGGATGCGGTGGTTTACAGTTATCGAGACACGAGGTGAAGAGTACAAGTTAAACAACAACTACCGGGCATACTATGGGCGGTTGTGGATGCGCAATAACCCCGAGCATGACGGGTTTTTCTCCACGAGAACTTTGCGCGCAAAAAAAATAATGGTTGAGGAGACGGCAGATGACTGACGATCTTGTAACGCGGCTGCGGCGCGATTTAGCTTCGGGATTGAGCGCCAGCATTGGCGACACGAAACACGCAGCCGACCGCATCGAGCATTTAGAATACGCCCTCCATTCCATTGCTGAGACACCAGTCGGCGCGGAGATACCTGACCGCACTACGATCTGGGGGTTGGCGGTCCACATGCGGGGGACTGCGACGGATGCACTGAAGGAGGGGAACAGATGAGCGATGACAAGCTGCGTTTGATCTGCAAGTGCGGGACGATCTACGACGTGTCAGACATGCCGATAGACGTTGATGATGTTATCAAAGCTATAAACGCCTCAAAATGCCCGTCGTGCGCCAAGAGCAGCAAGACAGCGTGTGTCTATGTGGAGACAGGGCATGAACGAAAGAAACGCTGAGATCATCCGGCTGTGGAACGACGGCATTGCATCACGGGATATTGTGCGCCGGATGGGAGGAATAACCAAGAATGTCATCATCGGCGTGATTAATAGAAACCGAGATCTGGTCATACGCCCAATGGTTTTCTGCAACCGGGAGAAAGGCCGCATGAGTGCAATCGTGCGCTGGGGATTTAAGAGAAGGAGATCAAGGTGAGAATAACTTATCCCGATTGGACCTCTGAAGAAATCATGAAGGTTCGAAAGATATTTAGAAGTGGTGGAACGATACAGGATGTTATTGATGCGTTGGATACAACGATGACAGCGCAAGTAATACGAACTCGTAGTATTAAGTTTGGTATGCGTTTTCTGTCAGCACCTCGAACTCACTTGGGTACGTCGAAGCTGGTGATCGAAGAGAAACCCTTGGGAGACAGGCACAAATGACAGAGCATACTTACCCCGACGACAACCCGAAGACAGTATTAGGATTAAGAAAGCCTTCAATGTCATGTGTTCCAACCACTGCGCTATTACACTTAGCGCACGCGATGATGGACGGCGAACAGAAGTATGGCCGCATGAACTGGCGCGAGCATACTGTTAGTTCGTCTGTATATTACGATGCAGCAATGCGTCATTTGATGGCGTGGTTTGATGGCGAGACGTATGCGCCTGACAGCGGCGTGCATCATCTCGGTCACGTCATGGCGTGTTGCGCGATCCTGTTGGACGGCGAGGCGTTGAACGTGCTCAACGATGACAGAAACAATTTGGGCCAAGGAATGTTTTCAATGGTCAGTGGTCAGATAGAAGCGGAGATCGCAAGATGATACTCGACGCTTTGAAAGGGTTTTGGTGTTACCTCATGCACCAGAGAAGAGGCCATGCGGTTGTCTACAACCTACACGACAACACTTGGAAATGCGTAACCTGCAAGCACACCATCAAGAAGGATTAGGAACATGGGTATGAATCACAAAGACATCTTGGCGCAATCTGCAACACTTCTTCGCACACGCTCGGAGCAGCATGGCACGGAGGAGGACGTGATGGACCGCGCTTGCAGGATTTTCGAGAGCATTACTGGCACGCGCTTGAGCCTGTATGAGGCTTCGATCTTTATGCACAGCTACGAGATGGCGCGTATGAAGAAGAGCTTCCGCAACTTGAACAGCGTCTTGAACGGCATTGATTACCTTGCGCTGGCGGGACAGTTTGCTGACGCGGAATTGGGTGCGACGTTGGACCGTGAGGAGGCGGACATCAAGGCGATGGCGGCAAAGCTGGCCCCTGTCATACGTGCCGCCCCGCCGCAGCCGCAGGGGGATGAGGGCAAATGATAATGGTCAGTCACGCAAACAGAAGGACCGTGGTCAGTGTTAAGTCGCCCGAGGAAGTCGAGCGCACGGACTCACGTCTGGTGAGTCTGTCACATGACAAGGTGTACTTCGTGCCGGAGCGCCGCCTTGTGCGGAAGGAGGACGCGAATAGAGTGCTGTCCAGATACAAGAACGACAACGCACAAATGACGAGATCCTGACATGACAAGCGCATCGAAAGAGCTTTTGGACATACTTCAAAAGCGGCTGGTGAACGACAAGAGCAACCTCATCACCATGAACAGGCAGGTCTTGTTGGACATGCTTTATGTGTTTGGGGGGCTGAACGCCGATCTGATTAAGAGCGAGAGCGAGTTGGCTACCTGTCGCAATGACAGGTATCTGGACGCACGAAGAAGTGCGAGGACGCTGACGACGTTGCATAGCCTGCTTCGCAGATTTACCTGCGAGTGTGAGGAGCCGTGCGACACAGGCAAGGCCGAGCCTTGCCCGCGTTGGGGTATACAGGACGCTATTGGCGACAAGTGACAGGGGTAGCAGCATGACAGACGAAATGATTGAGAAGCCCAAGGCCTTGCGTGGGTTTGCGCTTATGACGCCGGAGCGGCTTCGGGAGATTGCGCAGCGTGGCGGGCTTTCGGTTCCTCCGGAGAAGCGGACGTACTCTGTAAACAGGGACAAGGCGAGCGAGGCTGGCAGGAAGGGCGGGAACAACGTCCCCGCCGAGCGGCGTGCGTTCTCCACGAACCGGGAGCTGGCGGTGGAGGCTGGTCGCAAGGGCGGCAGTGCGCGGCCCGGAATAAAAGAGTAAGCGTGGACTGAAGGGGGATTGACATGCTTATCGGGTGTGTTAATCTCCCCTCATCGCAACAACGCAGAAAGGTTATGCGCGATGAAAGCCTACCTCATTGACTCCGAGACGAAGACCATCACGCCGGTTGATTACAACGGCGACTACAAGACCATCTACACTCACATCGGATGCGATCTGTTCGACATCGTGTATGCCGAATCAGGGGGCCACAGCCTGAGCGTCTTCGTTGACGACGAGGGCTTGCTCAACAACCCGCAGCACTTCTTCATGCTGGAAGGGTGGGCGCAGCCTCTTGCCGGGAACGGCCTTGTTCTTGGCGACGCAGACGAGGAGGGGGAGACTTTGGCGGCGCCGGATGATCTGGACCTGTCGCCCACGATCACCTTCCTGTCGCTCCAGCAGGTGCGGGATATGTACGCCTGACAGCTTTAGACGGACAAGAGCTTCTTGATGAGGCTCTTGTCTTCTGCATTGAAGTAGAACCCAACGCCTCGAAGATTTCTGACACGCAAGTCGTGCTCTTTAAGCCGCTTGTTCAGACGGCAGATCGCAACATCCACGACCTTCGTCGATTGCATCTTGACCCGTCCTGTGTAGCTTATAATCCCAAGGACCTCTTCCCGACTGACAGCCTTCGGGTCCATGTAGATGGCGCGAAGAATGTGGGCTAGTTGCCGGGGCAACAGAAAGGCCATGGAGAACGGAAGGCTTTCCGTGTCCCGCGTATGGGTGATGTCCTCCAGCTTGCGCTTGAGTTCGTCCCGTTCTTCTCTGATTGCGACCAAGATAGACATGCGATCTTTATATCAGATTAACTTCTTGTTGACAAACGCTGTCAGCATTTCGAGGATGTGGGCGGCAAGTCTTTCCGCTTCGGTCTCGCCCAACCCGTTCTCTTGCAGCAACATGATGAGTTTTCTGTACATGAATATCTCATTTCCAAGCATCGTCGATCTTCTTTGTAGCAGTTCCCCACGACTCTCCAAGCTCCGCGTCTACGACGGACGGAACCACCAGCTTGACGCACGTCTCCATGATCTCCTGCACGCGCCGCGCCGTCGCCTCGTCGGGGACTGACACCGCCAGTTCGTCGTGGATTTGGACCATGGGCAGGATACCTTCTTCGGCCAGCAGCACCATCGCCTTTTTGGTTTGGTCGGCGGCAGAGCCTTGGATCAGGCTGTTCAGGGCCTTGTACGTGAAGGCGCGCCGGATGCCCTTGCCGTAGGTTGCGAAGGCTTCTTCGTGGGACAGGGGCTTGTGGACCCCGAACATAGAGGGTTCCCATTTGTCATAGCGGCACTTCCTGCCGAGCAGGGTGCGGATGGAACCGAACTCCCCGGCGCGGGCGGAGGCGACTTCGCTGATGCCACGGACGAAGGGCACCTCGTCGTGATACTTGGCGAACAGGTCCTTGGCGTCTGACAGTTCCAGACCGAGCTGCGCCGCCAGCTTGGTGATACCCATCCCGTAGAACAGTCCAAGGTTGATGGTCTTTGCTTGCTTGCGCGGGACGCCCACGATGTCGGCGGCGATCTGGTGAAAGTCGGAATACTTGTCAGCGTTGTACTTCTCGACGAACTCGTTCGCTCTTGGCAGCTTCATAAGGGATGCGTAGTGGACCACGATCCTTGGTTCTTGGGAGGAGTAGTCGAAGCTCCCCCACTTCTCCCCTTCTTCCGGCAGGAACAGCCCACGGATCATCGGACCGATCAGCTCGTTTCTGGCAGGAAGTTGCTGGAGATTTGGTGAGCTATAGCTGAAGCGCCCCGTGATGGTGCCGCCGCTGTCAGACCGAAGCTGGTGGATGTCGGCGTGGATGCGTCCTTTGTGCTGGTGCTTGAGGATCGCGTCGATGAAGGTCGTGCGCGCCTTGTTAAACTCGCGCGCCGCGACGATCCCCTGTGGCAGTGGATGGTCGCTCGATGTCAGAAAACTCTTGGTAAAACTCGGAGCGCCGGTTGCCTCGGTCTTCTGGTATTCGATCCCGGCTTTGTCGAACACCTTGGCGACGCTGGCCGCGGCCCAGATGTCCACATCCAACCCGTAGTCGGCCTTGATCTTTTGGAGGATGTCCTTCTCCCGCTTCTCCAAGTCCTTCTTAACCCTGTCAGCGCCTTCCAGATCCACACGAACGCCGCGTGAGCGCATGTCGATGGTGGTCCGCAGAACCCCAAGCTCCAGATCGAAGATGCTGGACACGTCCTCTTTGATTATCAGGCCCTGAAGGTGACGCCACAGACGCAAGGTCAGTGCTGCGTCCTGCTCTGCGTAGGGACCGACGTACTGGGGAGGGAGTTTGTACATCTCCGCTTTGGCGTCCACGCTCCACTCGGCGGCAGCTTCGCGCAGCAGTCGCTCGTCCTTGCGCTCATGCAGATAATCGCGCCCGAGATTTGTCAGGGCATAGCTAAACCTGTTCTCGTCGATCAGTGGGGCGGCGACCATAGTGTCAACAACACGGCCCTTGACCTCCACGCCCTCGGCCCGAAGCCAGCCCACGTCGTAGTGTGCGTTGTGGAAGATGTAGTCCCTGTCAGGGACCGCGCAGATGCGTGCGACCCAGCGCAGGACGACCTGCGGGTCCATGTTTCCGCCGGTCTGGTGGCGAATAGGGAAGTACCACGCGCGACCTTCCACTGCGACTGCCACACCTATGATGTGTCCGTCTCGTGTAGGCCACCCACTCCCCTTCTCTTTTAGGTGAGGGTCGTAGGTCTCCAGATCAATCGCTATCTCCGTCGCGCCTGACAGGTTCGGGAACCCGTCGGGCATTACCCACTCTGAGGCAGTCGGGAAGAGATTCGCTTGAGACATTTTCTATCCTCATGGGCTTGTCGCAATAGCAGACAGGCCATTCCTTTTTTAGCCACTGGCGGGTTATGAGCTGCGCCTCAAGGCCACAGCCACAGACCGCACGCATAAGCATTGGTTCAGTGTGGGATGTCATAGCCTTTGGATACCATTGGATGAATGAGATGTAGACGTTTCTTGGCGCGTGTCAGACCAACATAGAACACCCGCGCCTCGTCGTCCTCGTCGTAAATGTTTTTCTTCCAGAGGCTGTTGTTTCGACGGATGCCGTCAGTCAGAAGAACCACGTTTGTTGCTTCGCCACCCTTGGCTCCGTGGATGGTGGAGATCACAATGCGCGGCTTCTCTGTGAAGGACTCGTTGTTGCGAAGGCAGATCTGTAGATATCTTCTGTCAGACTCCGGGATCTTCGTCAGGCTTTCTTCCCACGGGCGTGTGTGCAGAAGGCCGTGGTCCAAGAGCAGATCATCAATGCCGAGCAGCTTCATGTCGTCTACGCCGGGCAGTGTCTTGTGTCCGAACTCAACCTCGGTATTTAGCGCCATGTATTTGTATACGCGCTTTACCTCGGAGGCTCGAAGTTTCTTGCCGTCCCGCAAGTCAGACCAGTTCCTGACAGCATCGACCACCTCGGACTCGATACTGTTGCTGGCGTTGTACGAGTACAGATAGCCGCGCTGGCGAACCTCCTGCTCCAGATTGTTTGAGCCCTTGCGTGTGCGTGACAGAAGCAGCCAGTCACCTTGCGATAGATCAACCTCTTCGCTGTGCCGATGCCACTGGACCTCGCCCTCCTCTTCGCGGGGCTTGAAGTCCTTCTGTCTGCGGTTGAAGATCCGGTTGATGACCTTTTGGCTGATGGTGTGGTGGCTGGACGGGATGCGATAGCTCTGACCAAGAACCTCCACGCTGCCCTCCAGTCTGACGAAGTAGTCCACGTCAGCTCCGGCCCAGCGATAGATGGCTTGATCGTCGTCGCCTGCGATGTAGACGGTCTTCGCCTTGGATATGATGGAGTGGACCATCTTCCACTGTAGTGGTGACAGGTCCTGCACCTCGTCGATCAGGACGACCTCCAGCTTCGGGGCTACGTCTCTCTCGATGAACATCTCCAGCGTGTCGGTGTAGTCGTAGACGGAGTTGTCCTTCTTGTATGCCTTGAGGCCGCGATCAACGTAGTCAACGCGGCTCCAGTCTGTACGCAGCGGGACGGACGATCCGTTGTACACCTCGCGCAGTGGGGTCTGACAGATGCGGGAGATGTTTATGATTTCAAGGAACTTGTCTCCGAATCCGAAATCTGCAAACGGACCCTCGGGCAACGTCATACCGTCGGAGAACCCCCCGATCTTGAGCCACTCACCGACTTCCCTGTAATGCCTGCCCGTCATGATGCTGCTCTTGCCCAGACCTAACTGATGGTAGGCAAGGCTGTGCAGGGTGCGGAAGTAGGGGAACTCCTTTGCGCCCATCTTGAAGCGTATGCAAGCGCGCGACACGGCTTCTTGTGCAGCCCGGCGCGTGAAGGAGAAGTATCCGATCCTATCGGCAGGGACGCCAGCTTCCATGTATTGCTCGACCAGTGTCAGAAGTCTGGTGGTCTTTCCTGTACCCGGTGGTCCAAGAATGATGTTCATATGATGCTGCCTCTGTCGGTACGCTCTGGCAGGTCAAGAGTGACGGCGCTGCCATCCCCGAAGAACTCTTCAGGGAAACCCCAGACGTGGACGCCCTTACCCTTCACATTCCAAAACATTTTCTCCGCTCCAAGCTCTTTCACCCGCAGGGATATTTTGTTTGACGTGTAGGTTTTGAAGTCGTTGACCAGAAGATGCTTCATCACGTCTTTTATTTGGAAGTACACTCGGCCTTCTGCCCAGACTGCGATGCCTTGTAATATATCTTCGCGCTCCACACCCTTGGCTCTGTCACAACAGAATGACGTTAGTAAGTCTTCGAACGCACCCTTCAGTGTCGCATCGGGCGGAACCTCAATGATTGTCAGGTTATTGAGAAGCACCTGCATCCTTGCCTGCCATGCCTTGCTGTTCATGCCGACAGGGTATTTGTTCACCTGCGCCACGCACTCCTTTTGAAAAATGATCTGGGAGACAAGGGCTTCTGTGCTTAGTTCGACACGGCTTCCGTCCACGTTGAGCAACCAGATCGGCGGATCGCCGTTGATCTTTGTCAGACTTGATAGCTCGTTGTTCAACTCGCCGGGACCAACGCCGAACTTGCGCGTCATGCAAAGACTTTTATTGCAGAAGCTGACAAGCGGTTGGTCTTCGCACTTGTAGAAGTAGTCCTTCTTTTGAAGTTGCTTGATGATCGTAGCAACCTCGTTCGCTGGAAGCGGAGGCTTCATATAATCCATATTATATTTTTGGATTACGTGCTCCCAGTTCTGCTTGTCTGACAGTCGCGCATATACGCCAAGGCTGAAGAGCGCGTTGTTGCGACTACCTTCTCCAAAGCCTTCCGTGCAGAGATGCTGCAAGCAGGGCGGGCCGTTCGGGAGTATGCTGTCGTCTTTGACAGGGTTTGTTTTGATGTCGAGAAACGCGTCAATGTCGAGTCGTGCGCCCTCCGCATAATCCAGAAACTCGGACAGTCCAAGGGAGATGCCATCTTTGTCAAACCCGTAACGTGTTGTGTCTTCGCCCATGAAGTAGGGCATGTTGAGGAAGTTGCCGGTATCACCGCGCTCGACAAGGATCTCGGTCTGCTTGGGGAAGATCTCTGATCCCGCGTAGCCAAGGATGGATGCGATGTCCCGAAGTTTCGGCTGGAGTGTCGAGGCTTTGACCTCCTCCTTGAAGAAGAAGTACAGGTGCGCCCCGCCAGACTTGCTGCGGCAGACGACGCCGGGGATGTCCAGCTTCTTGATCTTCGATGTCAGGACCTTGTGGTCCAGATTGTAGACGTCAATATCTATCGCGCCCCAGTGACAGGCGTTGTTATCCTTGATCGGGATAATGCCGAGCCCTTGCGTACCAGCAAGGTGCCCGGACCAATGGTCAATGGTCGTTGTTTCTTTGAGAACGCGCGCAACACCCTGTTTCTTCCCGTCCCGCTCTCGGTCGGCCTGAACATTGAATGTCCCGTGAGCTCTATCGTTCCCTCTGAAGAGGGCGAAGAACCGGGTAGCTAAGTCCATTTCTCAGACTCCGAGAGGACAGGAAAAGGGGGAACCGAAATCGCGATCTCGGTTCCCCCAAGACATAAGCTAGACGACCTAGAAGGGTACGTCGTCCGCCTGCCTGCTACCGGGAGAGCTCTTTGCAAAGCCCTCGTCTGACATATCTTCCTTCACCTTCACTTCGCCAGCCTTGACGGACTTGGCAAAGGTCAGGGCCATCTCGAACAGGTCGCTTTCGGAGGCCATGTCGAGAGGACCTTGACGCGAAACGTCCCACCCAAACCACGAGCCCTTGTCGTTACGCTCTTCGGTTGTGCGAAGCGTGTACTTCTGGCTCATCATGGGAAGCGTGAACATTCCGTTCTTGCCTCGGGCTTGCAGGGACTGCATCTGCGTCATCCACTTGCGCGCCTTCTTGAGCTGCGTGCTGCTCATCGTAATCAAGCAACGCTGCGGCCCGAGTTCCTCGTGCATCATCAACACAAAGAACTGCGCTGTGTTTGTCAGAAGGTTCCCGTTCGGGAGGGTCTCAACACCCTTCTCGTCCTTGCGAGCGCGTGCGACGATTGGATCATCTGCCGCATAGCTGCCGACGTAGCCGCCACCCTTCTCGCGTGGCTTCCACTCGACATAGCGACGGCTGTAGTAGCACGGTATTACCGTGACACCTGTCTCACCGTTGTATGCTTCGTTGGCGACAGTGTTGTAGATCATCCCGGCTTCTGCACCGTCCACGTAGGCTCCGTCCCGCTTGTTAACTTGGGGCGAGAGCTGCGCGAGAATACGCAAGAACGGTATGGACATATCTTCTGAGCGAACGTCTTCCATGCCCGCGTTAGCGAACTGTTCGAAGGCGCTTGCGTCAAACACGGCGACTTCACTAGAAGCTGCTTCTTTCTTTGCAACTGCGTTAGCCATTTACTTTCTCCGGATCTTTGCTTTTTCACCAATGAATACACCGAACAGGTCTGACGGGATTTCTCTCCCAGTTTCGACCTGCTCCTTGACAAAAGCCTTGAGCGTCATTGGCTCCACCCACTGCTTTTGGGAGGGGACATACCCCTCTTGTTCCAACCGTCCGAACAATTCGTTCGCGCGGTTTGATTCGTTTCGACCAAACGATGTGCTGATCTGATTCTTTATGATGTCAGCGAAGTCGTTCTGCTGCAACCACCCGAACGCTTCTTCGGTGCGATCCTTCGGGATGGACGCAGAGTAGTAGCGTGAGACAGTAACCTCGCTGCCATCAGCCATCTTTAGCTGCGACAGGCCATGCTCTGACAGGGCGGCGGGCAGAAGGTCCCCGGACACCGAGTCCAGTTGCGCCTTCGTGGCTTTCAGCTCCGTCTCCAGATCAACAACGCGCTGTTCCAGAACAAGCTGCTTGCGTACCAGTGACGCGACCTTTGACAGTCCGTCCTCGTCTACCTTCTGTAGGTCGGACGCAACGCCTTCCATATCTTCAAGATTGTAGATCATTCTCTATTCCTTTCTTAGAGTTAGATGTCGAACAGAATGTACCGGCCTTCTATCCGGTCCCAACGCAGAACACGCAACGACTTCTCGTAGGCTTCTTCTGCGGCAACTTGCCAGACAAAACCCATGACAACAGGGTCCCCCGACAAGAGTAGATAGTCCCTCTGGCAGTCAAAAGGCGCCATGACGCTAAAGACGGCTTGCCTCACCTCGTCCATGTTCTCAGGCGTGACTTCCACATTTGCAGGCACGACGACTTGAAGCTCGCCAAACTCCAGCGCGCTCGATAAGTCACGTCCCTTTAGTTCTTGAGTTACATAAACTGTCATTCGGAGTTCTCCCGTTAACGAGTCAACCTAGCATCCGTTCTCGATGCAGTCAACCCCTGTTGATATTAAGTTTATCTTGTGTTAGTACTCTCTCAGAAAGGAGATGGTTCAATGATTGCAAACTACCAATACAAGATGCAGCCGTTCGCGCATCAAGTTGAGGCGCTGAACAGGTCGTGGTCGAAGCCTGATTATGCCCTGTTCTGCGAGATGGGGACAGGCAAATCCAAGATTTTAATCGACACGATTGGCGCGTTGTTTCAAGAGAACAAGATCAACGCTGTCCTGATCGTCGCTCCCAAGGGCGTCTATAAGAACTGGGAGAAGACAGAGCTGCCCAAGCATTTGCCCGACAGTATTCTGGCTGAGACAGACATTGTTGCGTGGTCCCCGTCTTCGACCAAGAAGGCCCGTGGTCCGTTGGACGACGCCCTTAAACCAAGCAACCGTTTGAAGATTGTCGTGATGAACATCGAGGCTTTATCCACGGAGAAGGGTACGGACTACGCGACTGATTTTGTCGCATTGGGCAAGTGCTTGGTGGCGATTGATGAGAGCACGACGATCAAGAACATGAAGGCCAAGCGGACGAAGAACGTCATCAAGGTCGGATCAAAGGCAGCGTATCGGCGGATCATGACAGGCTCGCCCGTCACTCAATCGCCTATGGATCTATATAGTCAGTGCGCGTTCCTTGGTCCACATACGCTGGGGTATAACTCCTTCTTCTCGTTCCAAGGTCGGTATGCCCAGATCGTCAGGCGCACACTCGGATCGCATAGCTTTAATCAGATTGTCGGGTATCAGAACTTGGACGAGCTGTCCTACAAACTTGAGGGCTTCTCGTACCGCATCCTGAAGAAGGACTGCCTCGACCTGCCGGACAAACTCTACATCAAGCGGTCGGTTGAGCTGACAGACGAACAGGCCGTGGCCTACAAACAGATGAAGGACAATGCTGTCACGCTGTTGGAGAAGGACGGCGGGATGGTGACAGCTCAGAATGTTCTGACACAGATGCTAAGACTCCAACAGATTTGTTCGGGCTTCATCAAGACAGACGACGGACAGATCGAAAAGCTGTCAACGAACAAGCTGACAGAACTGCTGACAGTTTTGGAGGAGGTGACAGGAAAGGTCATCATCTGGGCGGTTTACGTCGAGGACTTGCGGATGATTCAAGAAGCTCTAGCCAAGCAGTATGGGGCTGAGTCGGTTGCGGTTTATGCTGGGAAGACCCACCCGGAAGAAAGACAGGTCATCGTCTTGGAGTTTCAGAACCCGGACTCCAAGCTGCGCTTCTTTGTTGGGCAGTCGCGCACTGGCGGATACGGCTTGACCCTGACAGAAGCCTCGACGGTTATTTACTACGCCAACAGCTTTGATTTGGAGGTTCGCATCCAGTCAGAGGACCGTGCTCACCGGATCGGGCAGAAGAACAACGTGACGTACATCGACCTT